AGGCACGTCCTGTGCCAAACGGAGATGACCTCGCGGTGGGACAAGTAACGATATAACGTTCTGTTACCATGCGCTAAGTCCTTTGCTTGCACTAGATTTAGGCTAGCTTTGGGAAGATCGTGGTACATTGTTGCAAACAAAGGGCCTGACTGCATTATGGCACTGCCGCGGACAGGGGTCGACAGGCTCGCAACTCGCTGATAGTAAAGGCAATAAGGGGGTCAGTACTTAGGGTCGACGGCACCCCGTGGGGAGTCCGCCCGGTTCCTTCGCCCGCCTGCGGCGTGGCCCGGCTGACGGTCCTGATGGCACTTATGTCACCCCGTACCTCCCCTACCTCCCCCACCCCCTGCACCCCCTGCCATGTTACCCCATGAGGTTACTATATACAGGGTAACCATCATATAGTCAAGCATATCAGGTGTGCGTGTCTCATCTTGATATATCTGCATGGAGACAGTTCTTGTATCAAAAAGAGACTCCTTGAAAGGGTGGTAGGGGTGTCTGGCGTTTTTATGCCGCATTTTTCTACAAAAAGGGGGGTCGGACATAGAAAGGGTGGTATTTATAGTATATATGTTTTATATGGGGTCAGCCAGAAGGAAGGGGGGTGCGGGCCGGGGAGAGCCCGCCGGAGGGTATTGATGATCTGGTTACTACGTGTCCGTTGGTTGAGTGTTGCGCTTCACAACGTCTTCTAACAGCGCTTCGAGTTCGCCGTCGAATAACGTGAAAAAACGACGAATATATTCAGGTGAGTAGAGTCGCTCCCACATCTTACGTCGTCTCAGAACCTCTGCTGTCAGTCTTTTCATAGTTCCTCCACCGTGCTGTTCAGCCCCGTAGGGCCGATTTTCTCTATGACGCGCTTGACCAGAGGTCCGTCCCATGCGAGCGGCCAGTTGGCACCGCGGGCGTTCTGAAGGATATATCGCAGGACAACGACCTCCTCGTGTGTAAAAGTTACACTCGGCATTTCGGGGTTCTGATGGTAGACCCCTAGCGTGACCTCTTTGATTTTGTAGACTTCAGGCACGAGGGGCACATGCCGCTTCACGAGGCAATTAGGGGATGGACAAATGCAGGGGCCGTCAGGGTCTTTTCCGTATGAACTCATTTGAATGGGTTTCCTTTCGCCCGAATGATCTGACTAGGCCATCCGTTGCAGGGCCCGTTCTTGGCACAGACGTGCGGGGCAAGTCGGGTACACAGTCGCGGCACAAGCTTCGGGCGCAGGATCCGCCGTCTACACCAGACGCACCGACAGGCTGTTCGCAGTCGGGACAGTTGCCGTCACGGAACTTATCTTTTTTCTTCGTCAATCTCTCTTCTCCTTATCGACCGCCCGGCAAACGGAAGCTGTCCGGGCCAATATACTGGGCTGGGCTTATGCTCATGCTTGACATGGGAGGACAGCGGCGGTCAATCGTGATATCGCCGTGCACAGGGCACTTGAACGAGATCGCACTTCCCCACAAACCTTCTGCGGAGTAATTACATCTACACATCTTTTGCTCACCGCATTTGTTGTTTGGCGTCGGCTCAGGCACCGGCGGTGCTTTCTGCTGTTGGGCGGCGGCGGTCCCTGCCTCTGCCGCCAAACGCTCAAGTCTGTCGTGTATGCACGTAGAAATATCGTCCAGTGCGCCGCCTGCGGCTTCGTAAGCCTCTATAAACTTCTTTCCGTAAAACGCGTAAACACCCTTCGGTAGTTCTACCATGACTTACTCCTTAGCCGCAATTCCGCGGCAATGAACTCTCGCGCTCTTATCAAACAAAATGTCGGCTGTGTCGTTGCTCGCGAATCCCGCTTTGGCTTCAGCTAAATCACTGGCTCGAAAAGCCAGATCAGTCAGGATGCAGGTGGCAGAGATGTAAACCGGTTGATACAGGGGGAGCGAAGTCCAGCCTGTGATGTAGTCGCCCTCGGCCTTGCCAAGCCCGCGGTCTTTGACATACCTCACAGCATTCCAGAGCAACTTAGCCGCGGCCCTCAACTGCACAGGCGTGTACATATCTCCCTCCAATCCCTGCATCACCTTATAGACAGCAGTCCAGTCAATCGTGTACCCCCCTTTCTCCAGATATTCTAACATCTCAGGTTTGTCAAGCATTTCTCGCAAATTTACTAAGATCGGTTTTCCTTCAAAATTTTGATTCATTTCTCCTCCAATCCAAATTTCTTTCTCATGACATTCACTCGCTCGCGGTACAGCACCTCCTCAGCAAATATCGGGACGTGTTGGTATGCTGAGTACCAGTAGCGGACTCTCCAAACCCAGTTGCCCGCAATCTCTTTGTCCCAGCAGGTGCGCCAATGCAGGCCGACACCCCAGTAATATATCACAGGAACTCCCGGCGCGCCGCCACAGAAGTAGCGACCGAATTCAACCCCCCAGCCCCAGAAAACAAGCTTTATGCGCTCGTTCATTCCGCCTCCAGCATGATAGCAATATCTTCAGGGGTCTCGTGGACCATAACAGGTTGATCGTTACCCTTGGCGTACACCAGTGATCCTGTCATGTACGGGACAGCAATCGAGAAGTCCGCGGGGTCCATCGGGACGATGCGGGCCGGGTTGAGAGAGTCGTGCAGTAAAAGTGTTTTCACAGTCACGATTATTTACCTGACGAGTTCCGCGAATGAAAGTGGATCACAGGTCACCTGGCGAAGTTAAGCGGGTCCACATACGAACAGTCCGGGCAATAGTCCACTCCATCTACCCGAGTCCACCCTTCGACCTTCGCCTTTTTGCGCAACTGTGCTGCGCTCATCGGCTCAATGAAAGTCTGGTCATCGACGCGGCCCATCTCTGGGAAGGTGCGGTTGCCGATGCCGTGTTCGTTATCACAGAAAAGAACCTTCGCTGTGCGGATCATGGCTCACCGCTCCCTCTGGCTGTAGTAGTCGCCTTCTTCGAGCGACAGGCGAACACAGTCCAATTGCTCATCCACTTTCTTGATGTCCTTGTAAAGTTCGAGCGAGGGATGGAGGCGGCTCAATGCTTGGTCAAGCATCTTGGCCGCTCCTTTCAGGTCGTCAAAGACTGGGTTTTCGATCTCGGCTTCCTCGACCAGTTTATCCATAGCCTTGAGTATGGGATTCCCCGGTCTGTTCCCGCTCAACGGATGCTGAGTGTCGGCAGCGGCCTTCTTGAGGTTGAAACGGACCAGCCAAGTAGGGCCGAAAGTGTTGCGAATTTGCTGCAACGGTCCTGCATCGACGGAACCGTCATAATTCCCGGTCATCCACGAATCGTGAAGAGCGGACTTCCAGTTGCGCCCATGCTCCGAGGCGTAAGTTTGCAGCGCGGTCAGTTGTTCGGCGGTCAGTTGCTTTTTCATTTGGATTCTCCTAAGCCGCTAGTCAGGCGGTTTTCGATTAACAACAGGAACAGTATTGCATGTGGGATAAAACTTGTCAAGTAAATAATCGTGTTCACAGTTCCTCCTCTGCAAACTCTTCACACAAACGGTCATAGTTTGAGTCGGCGATCTTTAACTGTTTCAAGAGGTACGCCGTCAACTCGGGGTGCGAAGGATGCAGCAAGTCCCGACCGGGAGCTTCCGCGCGCCACATCTCGGTCGCCTCTTTCAACGAGTCGAGTTCGTCCTGCATCTTGGCACGAATGTTCTCAATCTCCTGCTTGGTCATAGCGGCCTCCAATCCCTCACTACTTTCTTGATGGTCGCAATGGCTACGGATTCATAGATCAGTGGGCAGGTGTTTGTCCGCACGAATGTCAACTTGCCCAACCTGACGACGCATGGTACGGTCGGGATTGAGCCGCTGAGGTCAACCGGGACGTCGACGGTGCAACGACCGCACCGAAGCCCGTACTCGTCAATCGCGTAAAGAAATGCTGTAATGAACCACTTCTGCTGTTTCATACTCCTCCAAATTTTTGGGCGAAATTAGCGTTGGTAGTCTTCATAGATGTTGTACTCCCAATCGTTCTTGACCCAACGAGTGAGCTTCGTCCACCAACCCTCAGACAGCCGCTGCTCAAGCACACGAATCTGCCTGTATCGGTCTAATGAGATGTCGTACAGCTTGCGCATTTCGTTTTTCCAGTAGTTCCTTCGCTCCACGTACGCACGTTCGTATGCATCAGCCTTCGCCGTCAGCTGGTCCACTCGCTCCACAGCGCGTGCAAGTGTGGCATCAGAGAGTTTCCACTCTGCATATGCGGCGTTGTACATATCTATGTATGTCTCAGCCTTTGCCGTCGCCTTTTCCAACTGTTGCTGAAGATCAGCAATAAGTAGGTCAGTCTCGCCCGGTTCGCCCGTGCACTCAGCCTCGCGGGGCACACAACTTGGGCGCTGGCAGCACGGCACTGACTCTTCCATGCCTTCGTAATCCCCCACAGGCGCATCATACATCATGTTTTCCGTGTTCATAATATTTTCCTCATTTCTAGCCCATCACCTTCGGGCCTGTAGTAGTTGCGTAGAATTGCGGTGACTCGGTAGCCCGCTTTGAAGTACAGCGTCTGGGCTGGGTTGTCGGACTTACAGTGCAGGATGATCTGTCTGATGTCCTGTGCTTTGTAGAAACCAGCCAATTCGTCGAGCAGCGACCCCGCATGTCCGTTTGCACGGTAATTTGGTTCTGTCGCAATGCTGCGAATTAGTGGTGTGGCATCATCTCCCCAACCGGGGGTCACCAGCGCATAACTAGCAGCAATCTTGTAAATCTCATATCTCACGAACACGTCACCGTGTTTCAAGAATCGACCAAAATCCAGACGAGCAGGAAGTTGAACCCCAGTATAGCATGCCGCGGTGATCTCCCAAAGGCGGGGCTCTTGTTCCATTTTCTCTGTATCAGATAGTTTCATCGAACTTTCCTTCCTGACCTTTTCAGCGGTAGCGGCGTCGGGTACTCAGGCGCTGGCAATGTTTTGGTGATTGGAATCGGCGCAAGTTTTACAATCTGTATCGGCAGCGGCTTCTTACTAGGCAAGTCGTCGTACATCTTGACGGTGTCGTGCTTGACCTGATGGCAATGCGCCTTGCAAAACGCACTGACCTTCGCATCAACAGTTGCTCCAAACCTGTACTTTTCCGCCATCTCAACCACGGACACATCACTATAAGTCAGTGTGGCACCACACTTCTCGCAGTACAATCTCCAGCGCTGGACCGGATCGCTGACATCAAAAGCCTCATCTATGATGACGTTGTTGTTCGACAAACCATCTATATAAATGTCGAAGACATGCGCTTCCGCAAAAGGTCGCTTATATGCCATATCAGAACCAGAGTTTGACTTGTGCCCGCAACCCCGCGCCGAATCCAATGAGACCAAGCCCATACCAGAACATTCCGACGGGCTGATGGACGAAGCACGACATCACAAAAAATACAGCACAAATCAAGACGGACAGGTACGTCACCATCATGACAATCATCTTAGTGAAATCGTTCATTTCCCCTCCACTTTGGGCCACGGATGGTCAAGCATGTCCTGCTCGACCTCGTCAGGCGGTAACTTGCCCTTCGCGACCATGCGCGCGTCCAACTCGTCGAATGATACCGGATAGAAATTGTTTGCGTCGACGCCGACATCATGTGATCGACGGTAATCAGGCATGACGCCGTGCGTATGCCCAAAGACGTGGTACGAACCCTGATGCGACTTCGGCCAGCAGCGATGGGCGTAGTGACTCAGCCAGATCATCTTCTTGCCGACCGTCAGCATTTTGACATCGGCGATGTCGTCGAACATAACGCGCAAGTTGTGTGACTCAGGCCGATTGAAGACCTCCTCGTGATTGCCGTTGATGTATACGTGTCTCCCGTTCAAACGAAGAACAATTGCCACGCACTCCAGAGTCTTCAACTTCCGCCAGAACATGTCGCCGAGGTGGACCGTCACGCTGTCAGGCGAGTCGGGCACCTTCGAGTTGTGACGGGCAATTAGCTGCTCGCGCATGTCGTCGAGGTCAGCGAACGGACGATTGCACATCTTGATGATGCCGCCGTTGTGGTTGTCATGTCCATAATGCTCGTCGGCGGTGAAGTAAAGATTCATACTATGTTCCTCCTCACAGCGTCACAGATAAGATGATACAGGCCGACGAGGCCCAATAGCAAGCGTGTCTTACATCCCCTTGCACGAGATATAAGATCGCTGCAATGAAACTCTCCGAAGCCATGAGCAGTGCCATGATCTTCGCCGGACTGGACGACAGTGATCTTAACATCGTGCCTCCACTCTAACATACCTCTCCTAAATTTGTACGGGCCGGTCTATCAGGAAACCGGATATTGACGGTACTGAATTCCCGGCCCGTGGTCAGATATTCTGTTGCTAGGCTTCTGACCGCCCCAGCTACTCACTACCTTCCGGCAGTAGCAGCAAATGCCTTCGGCTTTTCAGTCGTAGCATTTATTGGTTTACGTGTCTATTTTACGCCAGCCACGTCAGTGCGGAACGTCGAAAACAAACAAACCAGCTGCGTCGAACGCCTTTCATCCCCACTCAGGACACTGAGATAGTGCCCTCAGTGGAGATGTCGGGATTCGAACCCGAGTCCGCAACCGTCGCCTGTTTCTTCATACGCTCATGTTTGATGGCTTCGTACTTTGCAGTACGGCAGGGTTCGCACCTGCATCCACGACGGTATTCTGTCTGTGTGCCATGAATGTGATTAACAGGTCTCCGCGTACCAACCTGCTTATTTGTTTCTTTACGGTGGCAGCTATGACAAAGCACGACACACTTCACCAGCTCTACTTCCCGCCTTGCTTTAGACCAAGAAAAGATTCTGTGTTCTTCCTTCTCAGTGCGGTCAATGTGATGCATCTCTAGGTTCTCCGAAGAGCCGCACCCCCTGCAAGGGCCATTAGCGGCAAACCAATTCTTTCGTCGCTTAGCAACCCACTCACGCTGACGTTTTCTTTTCCTGTTCAAGTCTTCCATGGTAACCGCCGTCCGACAACCAAGCCTGCGACTTCATACTGCAATAACTTACGATAGGGGCGTACGGTCCCACTTGCATGGCCCGAATGTTCCTGCTGCGTTTCCTGCTAGCCCAGATTCGCAGCACACCTTGCGCCAGTTTCTGGCATTGAACATCGTTCTTGAGGTCAGCCACGCAAGTGGAACCATAGCCCTCCACCAGCCAGTCTACTCAGGGAGTGGCTCCTCGATACGGCAGATACAGCATCAACACATCAACCAGATGCTTGATTAATTCGTTTGCTATGCACTCTCTTTCTTCCAAAGATGTCATCTTGCGCACGCCGTCTTCGGGGGTATATATGGCCTCTGGAATGTGGACGTACGGTGCCAGCGTGACTGCCTGACCTTCATTGTCAAGGTATTCGGCCAGAAGTCGTTCGGTCCTCGTCAGCGTTTCTTTCTCCATAATTAATAGTACCAAATGGAAACAAGGTTGTCAAGTGTTTATTTTGCCCAATGCGGGGCGACGTTGAATTCCGCTTCCATGGTTACTTTCGTCATCGCCTCAGACGCGGCCCGCTTAAAAGCATCCGCGATCTCGGCAGCAACCGCCTGACCGTGCTCCTCAGGGCACGTTGCGACCAATTCGTCGTGAACAAACTTTATAAGCCGTGCATTATATTTCGGCAAGATGTGGAAGAGGTACGGCTTGCCCTGAGGGTCATAACCGCATCCCATCGCCAGCTTGGCAATGTCTATGTTCGTCGCTTGCATCGGCAGGTTCTTCCCTTGCCGCTCAATGCCAGACATCATGGACCGCATGGACTTTGTGATCTCGGCCTCGGTCGGTTCGCGGTGCGTCAACCAGAACTTGACTTCACCGACGGGCTTCTTCAGCTTGTAAGTCACCGCGCCGGTCTTCTTGTTGATGACCTCGGTCTTGTTCTCCTCCATCCACGCATTGATGCGCGCCTCCGCTACCACGGGGCTGTACGCAATAGAATCTTTCCAGTACTTGACTATTTTCGCGCGCGCCTTTTCCTTCGTCGGCTGCGGGAAGATTCGTCGGCGTCCAAACATACTGAACGCCTTCATGTACTTTCTGGCATTGCGTCCTGACTGCTCAAGATAGTTCCAGATATCTGCGAAGCGGTTCATCCAAGCATCAATGACCAGTTCGGCTTCTTCAATCGTAATGTTGGCTCGGCGGGCAAGTGTCGCAGCAACCATGCCATACGCAATTCCGAAATTGAGCGTCTTGGTGACATCACGTCGGGCGTTGTGCTTTTTGCACTTGCACTTTTGGTGCTTCGGCTTTCCTTCGGCACTGAGTGCATAATACGTGCAATCGGGATCGGCGTTCGCCAGCCACTCAGCCGGGAAGAGAATTTCGCAGCAGACGGAGTGAACATCCTCCCCGCGCACGAAGGCTGCAATCCAGATGGCGGCATTCGAAAGTTCTGCGAGGATGCGAAGCTCCGCTCCGCTCATATCGCAAGTGACGTAGACATACCCTATTTCGGCAATGAAGCATTTGCGGCATTCCTTATCCCGCGGAAGGTTCTGTCCATTCGGGTTGTCCGAAGAGGAGCGGCCTGTCTCGGCGGCGAGCTGGTTGTATCGCGAGTGCAGCTTGCCATCGAACGGGCTAAGCCAGCCCTCGTCGTTGCAGGGGTGCGTGCTCCACTCCGTGATCCACTCTTCACCATACGTCGTGATCTGTTTGTCGTATTCTCTATAATCCCTCAGGGCGTCAATAGCCGGGTGACCGACTCGCACGACCTTGCCGTTGCCGTCTTGCGACCCGAACGGTTGCATGTCCTCGTCGTTTGTCGTCTTCAGGGTTCTGAGTTCGGGGAAGTACTGCCGCAGCGCTTTCAGCATGACAGATGGCGAGCCGTAGTTGATTAGAGCCTCGCCCTGCGCGTTCTCCAGCATTTCCTTACACCAAGTACGCTTCTTGCCCAGCGCGCCCGCCACAGCCTTGTATTCGATGCGCAGAGGGTCTTTGGTGTTCTTGATGACCCGCCACTTATCATTTGCCTCCTGCACCATCCCATCAGTGACGATATCGTTCGTCTTGCTGCCGACGAGCGGGACGAATATAGAATCGAGCTGGGAGAGCGCACCCGACCGCTTGACCATCAGGCCGTCGACGCGCTCTTTCCATTTCGGGCGGTCAATCTTTTCACCGTGGATGTGAAACTGCTCGAATGACATAATGCAGTCATTCTCGATCTGACAGATTCGCGCCAGACCCTCCTCAACTATACTCGGCACATGACTGCCGTTCGGGCGATTGTACCCGTTCAGTTGTCGGAACCTGATTGCTACAGGGAGCCGCGTGTCAAGGACGGCGTACTCGATCTGTGCTTCGGTAATGGGGTCTGTGAGGTTAAACGAAGTCTGTAGAGTTTTGTCAATCTCGGCATCGCAGTACCGCTCCATCATTTGTTCCATGGAGAAGTAGGGATAGTCTTCGAGGGAGTGCGCGCCAGCGGTCCGGACGCGCTCAACAATGTCGCATCCATAGAATCCATAGGGGGAGATTCCAAAGCCCCAATACATGCACGTATATTCGAACCCGAGGTTGACGCCCACCTTTAGATGCTGGTTGGAGCACAGGTACGGGCTGATTGCTCCGAGAAACGCCTTCAGCTTCGGGGCAGCGAACAGATTCTGGCCGTAGTTTCCTTGGACCTCAGACAGCAGGTCAGAGCGCCCGTCACAAAATTCTAAGAGATCGACAAAAAATTGGCGGTCGGACCATCCGAACTGCATCGTTCGGGTTTTGCGGTCGAAGAACGTCTTCGTGACGGTCGTTTCCACATCCCACCCGAAGACAGGCTTACTTGCCAGCCAAGTGATGAGTTCTGCAACAGTGTCCGGATGAATCACCGTCACATTGAGCAGCGGTTTGGGATCGAGAACCTTCATTTTACTCCTAAGTCCTTTGTTTTCATTGACTGTGAATGACTGTGATTGCGACTGTGATTCGTTTTCTGTTTAGAATCAATGACTTATGGTGCTTTGGTGCTGAATCACAGTCATCTCTCTCTTACACCCCTACTCTAACGTATTGAAAAAATTGGGTCGACGTTAGGGGGTCCGTGTAATAGAGGACTGTGACTGTGATTCAATCATTTTCCCCCTTCATCGCAAAAATATCAGTCTTTTTGTGTGTCTTACCAACCAAATACACCGTTCCGTTTGTCAGCATTGCCTTCCAAGCACGCCCAAATTCATCATGAGTGCCGTCGCGGTTCACATTGCAAAAATCTATGACACGCATCTTGGTGATGTTCTCTTTTTTCTTGAACGCCTTCGAAATTAGTGTGCACATCTGAGATACAGGGCTGACCTGATCGGCGGGCCATATCTCTCTTCGCAGCATCAGTTCGTGCGCGGCCCAATCAGCAGCCTTCTTGACCTGCGCCTCTGTAATCACATTCGGGTCTTCAGAAAATAATGTACGGAGTAGAAGATCGCGCTTGAAATGCGAGTCGAGTCTGCCACAAAAGTGGTGCCCGAATTCAGAATCCGCATCCATCTCCGCATGAAGCCACTTGTCGAATTCCAATCGCAGTTCCTTCGCCGCATCGGTCTCGGTCGGGATATGTGGTCCCGCGCCGGGCGTCCCAAACATCGTAGAAAGACTTGTCCAGCGGTCGAGCATTTTCTGCTGTATCGGATTTACAATCTCGGGGTTCATGTCATCCCAGTCACCAACCTTTGCAGGCTTCTCGACATAGGACAGCACGCATCGTGACAGGAAGCCGTCGTCACCAAGCGCCTTGCCACTCAGCGCGCGAGTGAATGACTCTTTGGTGAAGCCGCCTGTGATCGTGACGCTGACGTTCTTGACAGTCCCGCCTGCGTTCGTGCAACTCCCCGCGGATATTTCTGCGCCATCGTACAAATTGAGCATTCTCGTATTGAGTGTTGAGTTTTGACCTGCGCCCTTTTCGAACAACAAACGCATCTCATCGAAGTGCGTCACGACACGACGATCTTCCAGACCGTTCTCGACGAACTTCTTGACAAGGAACTCTCCGGACGAATACCATCCGGGGTCACCCATGAAGATACCAGCCTTCTCAATATAGTTTGCCATTCCGTATTTACTGACGCGCTTCCAAGACTCACCCTTACCAGAGTCGCCGGGGGCGATCAGGAAGCTGTAATTGCGCATGTGCAGGTCGGGGTGGTGCGGGAAACCAACCATGCCATCAAGTGAGGCACCAAGCACCGCTTTGATTGTGGCGCGCACGAATGACGGCGGGATGTGTGTCCCATCAGCCAGAGCGTGTGTCATCTCTCCAATCCAATCACCTTCGAGTAATTCGTCGGGGAGGTTGGCAATCGAGTTGTCAATCTTTTTGTTGCTGCCGCCGAATGTGATGACGGGCGTCAGTTCTGCGGCGTCGAACTTCGTGACAGCGGCGTCGGCGAGATTCTGAATCTTGTCATCCGGGTAGTTCTCTCCGTCTTCGCAATTGTTCTTGAGGAAGTTCTTGAGACCAGCATAAATGCCGTCGCGGTCCATCCCCATGTTGCGGAGTTTTCCCGCCATGCTTTGACAGTGTATCCATCGGCTTCCCGCAGGGATCAGCTCGCCGCCCGCGGATTTCGGCGTGTACTCCAGTTTCTTCTTTTCAAAAATCAGAAGCCCTTCAGGTAGCGGGGCAATGTCAATGTCTTCGAGAATTTCGTATTTCTCACCGCTGTCGGGGTGAACACTTCCGGCCCCGCAAACATACCCACCCTTGCCCTTCAACTCACCAGTGACGTTTCCAATACTGAATGCTGTGGTGGGAATTGCCTTGGAGTAGTACATCTGAATGCCGTACTCAGGCTCGCCGGTCGTCTTGTTCTTGCGGCGTCCTGTACGTACAGTGTATGTTGGCGGAAGATTGTTTTCCGTCCGCCACGCGACAAACTCTTCGTAATTAGCCAGACCGTGGTCGGCGTCGAGTACCGTGATTCCGCTGGTCTCGCATCCCACACCGTAGTTGGCCTCAGTGCCATCATGCCATGCCTTGAGGGCGATCTCAGGAACTCGGGACGCGGAGTGACACGCGTTAGGCGAGTAGCTGGCCCATGGGGCTTTGTCGTGAGGGAGGCAAGTCAATATTGCGAACCCTCGTGATAGAGCGTCTTCGGCGCTCTTCAGTAGCTCTTCGTTCAAACTCATCTTTTAGCCTTTCTAAAAAAGCCCGCAGAGTCTGGCGACCCGCGGGCTTTGCTACAAAAGGGGTTTCCTAGAAAGGAATGTCTTCGTCTTCGACCGGCGCGGTCGGTGCGAGCGTCGGCTTAGCGAGGACAGGTATTGCGGGTGTTGTGGACTTGGCGGTGGGAGCCGGGGTCTTACCAGCCTTCAAGGGAATGAAGGTTTCAATGTTGGCATACTTTCCGTCATCGCTGTGGACGACAACAAGTTGGACACGGTTACCGAGTAGGTCGTCCGTATCGAATGTATTACCGGGGGTGATGTGCAAAGCTGCGAGCAATTTTCCAAGCATCGACTTCTCGCCAATGCTCTGCGTGAATCGCCCCCAGACTTCAACGTTCTTGCCTTCGGCATCTTGCTGGTCAAGGCATTCAAACACAATGAGAACTTTCTCTTTTGTGCCCCACTTTCCGCCCTCCTGCGGTCCGAGGTCTTCAGTGCGAACAATCTTCGCGTTGTGTAACCCTGCATCCGCAATTTCAAACACTTTCTTCGTGATCTGTACGCCCATTTGGGTCTCCTTATTTTTCACATGTAGTGTGGTAATGAGTGTCGCCCCACAGACGCGGGGCACGCGGTTTCCTCACATTCCAATAGTAGCAGTTGGGGCGGGGTCTGTCAATAGGAAAATTTTACACGAAAATAAAGGCTTGACTTTTAGGCGCACGGCTGCTATTCTGACAGTGGAGGGAATGTGAACGAGAAAGAGATCGGCAGGGCAATAGCCCGTGGCATACGGAAGGTTTTGCCCGTCGGCGCGCCCGCAAGCACTGGAATCCGAGAAGACTTGTACCAAAGCGTTTGGGTAAAACTGCTGGAGGGCGGTACATTTGACACGAAATTGGCCTACAATGCCGCGCGAGCCCTCGCTAAAACATGGCTTCGCACAGAAAAACTAACACCAGTTTCTCAGATGGTTCTACAGGTTGCCGCCGCGGAAGATGATGATTCTGAAGAACTTATGCCGTGGGACGTTACCGCACATGTATTCGCGGACGATCACGAGGCGCGGGCGATGTCACACCTTGAAGATGAAGAAAGGGAGCGCATTTTCAACCATTTAGAACAAAAGGATAGGCGGTTTTTGGCTAGGTATTGTTCCCAAAATCGCAAACATACTCCTGCGCAAAGGGTTAGGTTTCAACGACTTAGTCGATATATGAAAAAATTATACAACAAATAGTGTTACTTTTGTCACCAAACGGCTATAGTACTGTAGGTGGACGAAAAAGTTTGTCGCAGACTGTGGCGACCCCATACCCCATTGGGGGCGGGAAAGAAATAAACGACAGTCAACTGGGAGACGGCAACCCGTACCAAAACCGTCAAATTTCTCGGAGGGGATGTGGATGACCTAGCCAACAAAATCGTGCTCAAAACGCCCGGCGATCCAAGGGGCGACGACGGCTATCAGCTTTGCAATCATTGCGGAGAGGTTTTGGTAGCAGGAGACACGGTTATAGTATCCGAACAAAACGGCTTTGCATCATATCGTCACTATCCGTATGGAGATTGTCGTAAGGATTAAGCTACGGGGAGCGGGGTCGGATTACTACCGCAACGTGGCATTTCAGAGCTACATCAACCTTTGATAAGGCAAAGCATTGGAGTTGCCAGTAAGCTGAGGGATATGCGCCAAAGCCCAACAGCCCGCGGCCTTAGCCCCAGTCAGAGGTAATCGAGAACCACCGGCGACCTCCTCCTCCTCTCGCGTGTAACCCCCGCGAGCGCCGGTGACATCAGGCCCAACAGGATGCCAGTCTTGTTGGGCCATAGTTTTTTCTGGTGGTGCTATGGACTTCACACGCAACCCGTACGGATGGGTGCCATTGGACACCAGCCGTGAACTGCTTCGGATGATCTTTCCGAACTACCCCGATGTCAGCGTGTGTCGACCGCTGCCACAATGGATCAAAGACAAGTTGAAGGAGGGGTGATGGGGCCGCGAATTCTACTGGGTATATTCACGTGCCACAAGTACCAATACATTGTGCCCGGTAGCGATACGCGAGATTGGTTCACCCGCCCGCCTGTTGTGGATCGCGTCTCCGCGATTCGAGACACATGGTTGAAGGATGTCACGGTCGATTATAAGTTCTTCTACGGGCGTGGGAGTGGACGGTCACCCCAGCCGGACGAAGTGTTCTTAGACGCGCCAGACGACTACCTGCACTCAGCGGACAAGCTTCGAGGCGTAATCAAATACGCGCTGGCTAAGGACTACGACTATCTCCTCAAGATTGACGACGACGTGTATGCCTACTGGAAGCGCATCATGCAGAACGTGCCTACCGCGGACTACGTCGGCAGTTCAACAGGCCCAGTGCCCGTGCCCGACCCCACAGCAGTTGTGTGGTGGAAGTCCCGCACAGCAAACACCACTACTTATTGTTCGGGAATGGCTTACTGGTTGAGTAAGCATGCCCTGAAAGTTTTGTCGGAAAGTGCGCCCGGCTGTTGGGCGGAAGACAGATGGGCGGGCGAGTCTTTGTACCGCAAAGGGATTTACGGCGAAATAGATGGTCGTTATTACATCGCGCCGCGCACGAGAACGAACCAGTACATCACAGACGCGGAGTTAGCAAAACCAAACGACTTCTTAGTAATACACTCACTTACGCCAGATCAAATGCGGCGTCATTGGAAGGAGAGCCAATGAACATAGTGCGTAGTATGTGGACCGAAAAAACAATCGACCTGATGGAAAGGTTGTCCATCTCTTCGTACTTATACCACGGTGTTCCTTATCACCTATACCTCTACAACGACGTGACGGGAATACCAGACGGCGTGGTGATCCACGATGCGCGAGAGATTCTGCCGCAATCGGAAATACAAAACTTTCGCCACCCAGAACAGTTCGCAGATTATTTTCGGTACGCCATGCTGCTGATGGAGGGCGGCTGGCACGCAGACATGGATTCTGTCTGTCTGAAACCGTTTGACATAAGTACGCCGTACGCTTTCGTGTTGGACAACGTTGACGAGTTTTATGTCAGCGGTTGCTTCATGAAGACGCCGAAGGGCGCTCCCATAATGCAGCACTGCTTCAAGACAGTTTCGGACATGAGCGTATCTGACCGCGTAAACAAAGGCTATCAGGATGTCGGGCCGAAGTTGGTACAAAGTTCAGTCCTAAAATTCGGCATGACAAGTTACCTTCAGCCGAAAGCCGCGTTCGACCCAGTCCCTTGGAACCGAATCAAAGATATCGTGAACCCCACAATAAAGTGGGATTTGACAAAATCCTACGCAGTTCATCTTCGCGGCAGTATCTGGGACAATGGACCGAACGCCGCCGCGGGTATTCTTCCCTCGGGAAAGAAACTCGACAGCACTGCGAGCTATCCGGCTGACTGCCTTTACGAACAATTGAAGAGGAGATATTTGTGAAATTAGTCAGCGTCATCATACCTTTATACAACGCAAGGCGGTATGTGGCGCAGGCCATCGAGTCCGCACTGAACCAGACGTATAGTAACGTCGAGGTCATTGTGGTAGATGACGGTTCGACAGATGATCCTTTGGAGGTCATCAGTAAGTACCCAGTGCGTGTGATACGCCAAGACAATAAGGGTGCGTCCGCTGCACGCAACACAGGCATACGCGAAGCCACAGGCGAATTTATAGTGACGCTTGATGCCGATGACACCATTTCACCAGAATATATTGTTCGGACAATGTCTTTGATGACGCCGGACATTTCAGCGGTTTGCACTGACTTTGATTATTTCGGCCAGCATACAGGTCGAACGCACATCACTATTCCGACGTTGGTTGAAGAGTTGACAGGTAATAAGTTGACTTGCTGCGCGTTGTTTCGCAAGCAGGCGCTGGTTGATGTAGGTGGGTACAACACAGAGTTGTTTGCCTATGAAGATTGGAACCTCTGGATAGACTTACTCAGCCACGGAAAAAAATTAGCGGTGCTAAGTGAGCCCCTGTTTCACTACAGGTCGAAGCCTACAGACGAGCATGGACTTTACTCACAGGCACTGCCCCGACATCAAGAGTTAGTGAACAAAATCCAAGCACTGCATCCAGATTTGTATGGACCGAACTCGTTCACCGTTGTAGTTCCGTCCAAGTTCAAAGACATTTTCAACGACTGTAGGGACAGCGTGAATCGCTTCTGCCCGAACGTACGAAAGATTTTAGTGCGGGACGGAGAAGAGATCGTCAAGCCCGAAGGCTGGACAACAGTCTCTGGGATAAAGCCCTTCATATACAGCCGAAACATCAACCTTGGCATACAGCAATCCATTGGTGATGTTCTGCTGTGCAACGACGATGTTCGTTTTCTACAGGCGGACACAGTCGAACAGATGCAGGACTATCTCAAAAAAAATCCTACTGTCGGTGTACTATCCCCGAAGATAGATGGCGGCGTCTCGAATTATTTACAACATGTATCGAGTGCCAAAGAGGGCGTGTGCAGTTTCTATCTTGCCTTTGTGTGTGTGTTGATCCGCCGCGAGGTCATAGAAAAAGTTGGCATGCTGGACGAGAGATATGCTGGGTACGGATACGACGATGTAGATTATTGTCGTAGAGTTTTCAACGCAGGATACCAATTCGCCGTCACTAAAAATGTGAAGGTGAAGCACGGGCACGGTGCCAACACAGCCTCTTCGTCTTATTCCAGAGAGTTCGGTAAGAAACAGGGACAGATTCAGGGACATGCGGCAGATTTGTACAAAGCAAAATGGGGCGATTCAAGTGTCGAGTGGGGAAAGCCCACAAACAACGCTTCAGCCCCGCCAGCGACATTTATTAAATCTATAGCAGGAAGTCCGTATAGATACGCATCAGATGGTATGGCTGTCAACTGGTGGAGTACGCACAAAAGAGTTTAAGGAGATTTATGGCGAATGACGGAGCAACACTCGTAGCACGCGGTGCCGCAGCATCGGGCGAACAGCCGAATGGCATCGTGGCACAGTACCAGTTGGCAGGAACACAGACGGGCACGGCAATCGGCCCGTACGATTCCGGCACGATACTCGGCACAGTTCCTCCGGGGAAGCCCGGACTGAAGTTGGTCAACGGCACGGTTCAAAATGCCACTGACCTTATTTGTAACAACGCACCGTTGGGCAATACGTTGCCCAGCACCGCCAGCAAAGTTGTCGCAGGTGTGGTGCAGAGCGGCGTGCCTGCGGTCAACGCAGCACAGGTGACATCGGCGGGATTGTCTCTATCCCCCGAACATGAGTAAGGAGGAAACATGGATTTGGTTATTGCATTGGCAGTGGCAGTGATTCTGTTCGGCGCGGGCTTCGGGTTTCGTGGACTGATCTCGCGTGAGTTAAAGGCTGTGGTCGCGGACTTCAAGGCGGAAGTCACGAAGTTGCGGGCGGACCTGACAGCAGCCGAGGCTGATGCCAAGACTGAACTGAAGAAACTGTAGCGCACAAAAGGACGTTTCGTACAGCGGGCACCTTGAAAATAGGTGCCCATAGTTTCTTGGAGGGGTTATGCAGTCCGACCGCCGGTTACGAACTTGGTATGCTAAGTTCAACAAAAAGTACTGGGGTGACACCCTTCCAACAGATACCGTTCTCTTTTGGGAACCGACACCTAAGTGTGACGGCGTAACTTGCCCTGTGTTTGAAGTACGAGATGGTTGTTTTGAAATCAAACTTGACCCAGCACTGAAGGGCGAACCTTGCTGGTGGCGAATCGTGCTTTTGCATGAAATGTGCCATGTTGCCGTTTGGCAGCGGCACCCAAAACACCAGCACGGAAAACCGTTTCAAGAAGAGAAAAACCGCATTTATGCGATGGGGGCTTTGAAGAATTTGTGGTAAGACATTCGCGAATCGCGAATTGCAAATGTCACCGTTCGATGACATTTACGAATGTCACCATTCGGTAACCTTCTGGGAGGAGGGAGTATGCCAAGATATATACCAAAGTATCGCCAGAAGTGGATTTACCAGTTCATGAAACTAGGACGGGACAAAAATGCTGGCGGGCCTACTAAGTTGGCCGCTAACATCTGGGGTGCATTTCTCGACGGCCTAATACCCGAATCGGCGCTCCCACAGTTTCAGAAGAACGGAAGTATACCAGATACAAAACCACCTGCTGCGCCCGCGCCCGAGCCGCCGCCTGCGCCCGTTGAAGATTACGCGCGGCTGCGAGAGTTCCAAGAACAAACTTACGGAGGAGGGCACAATGAGCGAGCCAACACAGGCACAACCAGCGCCGCAACCGGCACCACTGGAGATGCAAGTACAAATCCCCCAGTGCGACCTGAAAATGGTTGAGGGATTCTCACGGGTTTGGCGTAAGAACGCCATCATCCTTGCGGTGCTCGACCAGACATCCAAAGAATTTGCACGAGACTTTGCGAATATGGTTCTGAAGTCATTCGTCATTGAGCAAGCACAGCGCATCATGAAGATGCAGGCGGAAGCAGCAGCGGTTCGCGCAGCAGACAATGGGATGATTAAGGACTGCACACCGCTCCCGCAAAAGAATTTGATTATAGCATAGGAGCCTTATGGCAAAGTTGACCAGCGCAAAGCGCAATAGTTTGAAGACGAGTACGTTCGCAATTCCGGGGCGCAGAGCTTACCCGATTCCCGACCGTAGCCATGCGGCCAACGCACTGTCGCGCGTGTCCGGCAATGGCTCCCCCGCGGAAAAGAAAGCGGTGCGGGCAAAGGTTCATGCAAAATTTCCTTCGATGGGTAAGATGCACGCAGGCGGCGTGGTTCCTGCCGACGGCAATTACACGCTAAAGAAAGGCGAGACCGTAACTCCAGCACAGGGCCATACGGGCCATTGGGAGATTGACGGTAAGAGCAAAAAGTTTATTTGTGGGTAGGAGATTTTATGATAGAAGCAGCATTGGTGTTTTTCGGCTTCACAGGATTCTGTATCCTTTTGGTATACGGCGTCTTGTTGTACGACCGCTTGGCTCAGTAAGGAGACAACATGGAGGAGATCATACGTGGGCTATATGTTGGCTCCGATAAGGACGTAGCGAAGGCTGAAGGGCGAGGCTACGCACGACTAGCATGTTGTAAGGACGGACCTGACAGTCACCGCTCGATGTTAGGCTATACGACACTCGGCGCACCCAAGGGCAAGAACTATCTTTCAGTGCGCAAGGGCGATGTCATGGCGCTGAACCTCATTGATGTCGACGATCCGACCATGATTCCTGACGAGGTCATTGATCTCGGGATAAACTTCATAGAAGATATGCAGTCCGCGGGCCGCAAAATACTCGTCCACTGCAACGCAGGTCACAGCCGGTCGACAACAATTACCCTCATGTACCTCAGGGCAGTCGGCGAGATGCCTGATAGTTTCCTCGCAGCAGAAAAGAAATTCAGATACATCTATCCGCCGTACGATCCCGGTGTTGGAATGCGGGCGCACGCGCGCGAGCGATGGAAGTCGCTACCCGACTTCTTCAAAGGACAATGACATGCCTGCTCCTCCTACTCCCACTAAGCCAGACCAAGACATCATGAACGAAGGTCCGGGTCTCAAAGACAGGGCCAGAGAAACAAGCGCGGTGTTGAATTCTGTAGCGACGCCCGCGGGCACACCTGCAAGCTCGACAGCCGCCAAGGGTACCGCAGTCGACAAGACCAATCCCAAGGGCGCGCCTTATGGCACTAAGCCGGGAGAGAAACGCATATCCGATAAAGACATCAGTGATATGACGAAGGGTCTTCCGTCGTATAAGAGCGGCACAGATTATGTCCCTAAGACGGGACCAGCAATACTGCACAAGGGCGAGAAAGTCACACCCGCAAAGGACAATCCAATGAAAAACATTTACGACAAGGTTACCGAAGGCGATGCGAAGCCGCCCAAGAAGATCAAATCCATCCATACGCGCAAAGCCGCGGGTGGGACGTACATCCACGAACATCATCACCACTATCCCGAACATCACAAGATGGAAGAGCACACGTCTGCTGACGACAAGTCAATGTTGCAGCATCTGACGGATCAGGCTCCCAATATGTCCGAGACCGCACCCGCAATGCCGACCCCCGGTGGGCCGCAAGGCGCGGATCAGGCACAGGCTGGCGCGGTTGGCGCTGGCGCACCCCCCGCACAGGCTTAATGATTTTGGCGCGATAAGGGGATGTATCTCCCCTGACAATAAGTCGCCTGACGTGTATGCCGCACGAGACCGGATTGATCGTCCGGAGGCATTAATTTTTTGGAGGAGCTGTGAAGATAGATAGCCTGCAAACCATGCTGGACAAACATCTCCAAGACAAGAACTACCAGTATCGAGACAAGTCTTGGGAAGAGATCGACGCAATGGCCCAGCAGAGTTTTTCTAAACTCTCTCCAGCTCACCAGTTGAAAGTCCTCAAAGTCGGCGATAAGTACGGCATGCCTAAGGACAACAAGTTGACGATGCGCGTTCGTTTCATGGCGCAAACCAATCTGTTCTTTTTGTGCAAACTACTTGGCTACGATGCCATGACAGACCATGAGTATGTCTGGACTGACGGCAAGGTACATAACACGCATGAGGAAATTTGCAACGAATTCTTCGTTCGCAAAGACCCGACGTTGCCGAACTTCAAAGCATTTGCGGCGAAAGAGAACTACATCGAAAAGAAAGAGCGTCTTCTGCTCGTGCCTCGCGGCGGCTTCAAGAGCACCATGGATATGGCGGATTGCGTTCAGTGGGTATGCTGCTTCCCTGAAGTGACGATCCTCATTCTGACAGGCGTGCTCGACCTCGCAGAAGATTTTGTAAGTGAGATCAAAGGACATTTTGTACTCGAAGACGCTGACAGTTCGTGCATGAACCTCTTCACCCTCAAAAAAGCCCTGCAGGCGAAGACGATGCGCGATGGCGATCCTAGCATCTTTCAAATCGTTTTCCCCGAACACTGCATCCCCAAGGACGACGGCAAGGGCTATGAATATCAGACGCCCGCGGTCTCCCAGTTGGAGAAAGAGTGCACGGTATTCGCGGCATCAATCGAACAGAACCTCGCAGGCTGGCACGTCTGTATCATGAAGTTGGACGACGTTGTCACGAACGAGAACAGTTTGACAGTTGACCGACTGAAGAAGGTCAATAAGCAGGTCAGCATCAACCAAGCCATGCTGCATCCTTACGGTTTTTACGACAAGATTGGGACTTGGTACGATTCAGAAGATACGTACGGACAGGATATCAAGAACTCGAAGAAGTACGCCGAAGAGGGCGAAGACTTCCCGATGAAGATTTACATCCGTGCTGCTTGGTGGGCCAACGAAGCAGCTGTTAAGGCAGGAAAAATTGAAGAGGAAATGGTCGAATCTGACTGCGGCCTCTGGTTCAATGAGGAAAACAATCCTCACGCACTGACTTATCAGTTCCTTCGCACCAAGAAAAAGACCGACGAGTACTTCGCAATCAAGTACCTCAACGATCCGACACAGATGCACGTCGTCAAGTTCCCACGCGAACTTTTGATACGACGCACAATCCAAGCGAATCTCATGCCCGGAACTGGCATGATAGTTATGACCGTCGACACAGCCTATTCGACGAAGAGTTGGGCAGACTATACGGTCATCATTACGGCACTTATTTACGGCGGTCGATTTTACGTTATCGATATGAACCGCGGAAGATTCAACGAGTATGAGTTACCTGCAGTCATCGCCGCTAATGTGCTGAAGTGGAAGCCTAGGCGAGTTTGTATTGAGGAGTCTGTCGGCGTCAAATGGCTCGGCAGAGAAGTCTATCGCGAGATGGACAAATTGAAGGTGCGCGCCAGCATAGAATTCGTCTCTTTGGGATTGGGCAACAAAGCCAATTCGAAGATGATGAAGGCGAAGCCGGTTCTACGATACCTCGGAGACGAGCGCCTTCTGTTCGTCAACTCCTGTCCCTCGCTCGAAGAACTTTACGACGAACTTTCGAAGTTCGGAACCGCGGCGGCAACGCACGACGACATTGTCGATGCTCTTGCGCTGCTCGTCAACCAGTTTTCTGGGTACGCAGAGATGGAAGCAAAAATCACTGCACAGCAGGACACATACTGTCCTGACCCGCTGGGCAAGGCTAAATACGAACAGACCTACGGGCTGGGTGCTTACGCAAAGTTCAATGCACAGCAGATGGTTCAGGAAAATCCTGACATGAGTCTCTATGAGGCGATCAACGCTGTCAAAGAGGACACGTACGATCCGTCAGCGACCGACCCACTGGCAGACTTGTTTTAACGGAGAGATATGGCAGACACAGTTGAAACATCGCCCGCGAAGATCGAAACACTTGGAATCGCTGATCTGGAAAACTCCGAAGGTAATCCCAACAGGGATTTGACCAACGAGGATTTTAACAAAGACGGCGACATCCTGACCATCGGCGGCGACCTAGCACTCGTCGTGCAATCCGCTGTGGCTGCGAAGGCGTACATCTCAAACAGACAGTGGACATTGCTTTGGAGAGATGCTGACCTTCTGTACCAATCGCCGCGCCCAATGACCGTGTACGAAAACACGTACGTCCTTGAGCCCAACGTCCAGCGCTTTACCGTTGCGAAGGTGTGCAACGCGGTCGTACCTCAACTCCACAAGGGTCTCTTTTACGACGATCCTCCAATGATTCTTCGACCTACAGGTGGAACCAGCAATGACCCCGTCGCAGCTGGTAAGACCCAACAGATCGTGGACGCAAAGACTACACTGCTCTCATACATCCTGCGCGACTGTGAATTCAAAACCCAGACTAAATGGGGCTTGGAGCAGATGGCGCATCTCGGAACTGGTATTTGGAAGTGGGGATACGACTGGAAGACGATCCAGTACTACACTAGGACAGCCTCGGTCGTAAATCTTCCGGGCACCGACGGCACGCCAGACGACAGTGTCGTCACCGACGAACCACCCAATATCAAGGTTCGTGAGAAGATCGTTCCGCTGCCCGTATTCGAATTTCGTCCGCTCGACAAAGTTCTAGTTGACCCCCAGTTAAACGTCTCAGATATTCGCAAAGCCGCGTGGGTCATAGACGTTCGCTACATGGACTTCTACCAAATGAAGGAACTGCGCGATGCCGTCGTACAGGCATTGGCTGATGGCGAAAAGGGTGAAGCAATAAAAGGCTGGCGCTTTCCGGGGGAGGAAGACCTAAAGAAATTCTGGGCCACAGGAAAAGAACAGGCCCAACTACTGGAGACGGAACAAGCCTCTTACATCGAAGGTGTCGTTCACCACGCGGAGAAGGTCAACATCAGAGTAAGCCCTGACCCGCTGCGCCGCAAGCTTGAGATCATGGAGTATTGGGACAAAGATCGAAAGATCATGGTTCTCAATCAAAAGACCGTCATCTTTACAGGCAAGAACGAGTTCAAACAGGTACCGTTTCTTTCCGCCAACTGGTGGAACCGACCAAAGGCATTCTATGGCATGGGTCTCGGGCTGATCGTTGGGCAAAACCAACGTGTCGACCAAGGCACCATCAATGCCATTCTGAAAATCCTTTCGTTCGGCGTCAACCCGTTGTACCTACGCGACCGTGATGACAACGCCCCGACACAAATGATTCGGTCGGGCATTGGAAAAATTCTCACCGTCAAGGACACCGAAAAAGCATATCGTCTGATGGAAACTCCGAAAGTACCGTCAGATGTTTGGAGTGCACTCAAGGAATCGGAGCAGGCTACAGAGTCCTCGTCTGGTGCAGATCAGCAGTTAGTGCAGGGGTCTACCGCAGGTCCGCGTTCCTCAATGGGGCGAACGGCTGGCGGTGCAAACATTCTCGCGGGTGCGAGCGCAACACGTCTCGATGGCCCGCTGGACAACTTCATCGAACAGGTGTTCAAACCGTTCCTCAGCATCCTCGACATGTTGATCTTCAACATAATGTCGGACAAAGCCATACTTGCCGTTCTTGGAAAAGAGCGGGGGGAAGCGTATGCGAAGCACATTGACATGCAAGAGTTCCACGATGCTCAAATCGAGTACGAGGTTCTTGCAGGTTCTAGCTTGGCAGCTAAGCGTACGATGGCCCAGTCAATGGTCATGTTGACTCAGATTCTGGACAACCCACAGATACAAGAAAGTCTGGCGGACATCAACGAAGAGTACATTGACTTCAAGCCAATTATCAACATGTGGATGGAAGCGTCCGAATGGAAGAACGGACAGGACATCATCAAGCCTCTGACCGACGCCATGAAGAAAAAGCGTGCCGCCAGTTCGAAGGCCGCACAGATGCAGATGCAGACACAGGCTAAGGCACAAGGCGACCAACAGAAGTTCCAACAAAAACAACAATTAGCCGACCAAGAATCGGACAACCGAATCAAACGCGACATCATACGTGAGTCCGCAAGGGCAAACGGTATGAGCGAAGCGGTTGAAGGCACGCCTAGCCCTCAGGGGCTTGAAGGTCAACAGCCTACGGTTGAGTAATATGAGCGGGGCAGACACTTAACCTATTGTGCACTGCCCCCAAAATTTCGGAGGAGACATGCTCGATCCAGTGAAGTCACTTGAGATGGCAAACGTCATGGAGATGGACATCAAACTTGACGCCCGTCAAAAGCAAATACTTTCTGCATACATACAGCAGGAAGGTTGGGACATCATGCAGCTGTTGATGGTCCAAGTTGTGAAGGACTTCAACACGGCGCTCATGAATACGCCCGTCGACCAGCCCGAGTCCGTAGTTGCACTGCATTGTGTTGCAAAGGCCGCGGCCCAATTTTACACAGGGCTGATACAGAGGATTGTCGAAGAGTTCGATCTTGCACACTATAACGCTTCGAAACTCGGCACACCCGAGAATCCGGAAATGCCGAACGTTTCACCAGAGTTTCAATAATCTAGGAGGAGATTATGCCAATGAACAGTTCAGTTCGTAACCGTCTTAGTCGAATGGAGCCGGAAGTGATCGCGCCCACAGCTGCGCCCGTCGCACCCGGCGATAACACACTTGACGATCCGAGTGACCCGCGCATCACGTCCGCGGTTGCTCCCATAGTTGCGCATAGCGAGCCCATAGTTGCGCATAGCGATCAGGTAGTTGCGCCTACGGATGCATTGCCAGAGCTTCGATACGAGTACCAGCCGACAGATATTGCCGGTGCGAAGTTGGGTGGAAAACAAGTCATCGTCTATCATACGCCGGACGAGTTGGCGCAAAAACTCACAGCTCAAAATGTCGAACTCGTGCGCAAGTTGCGCGAGGTCACCCGCAAACAAACGCTGGGGATCGTGGACGATACGCCACTGCCCGACGACGCACAGCGCTTTGAGTCATTTGTTGAGTTTAAGCCGCGCGAGTTGTCCACCGAAGAGCGGTTCAATCTTTCGCAAGACTTGAACGATCCGTCGAAGTCGCTAGAAGCGATTGACACGATGTTCGAAGCCAGCGTCGGCATGAAGCCTGACGTACTGCGTCAAACACTGAACAACCAACAGTTGCTCATGTTGCAGTTGACGGCAAAGTCGAACTACGACATTTTCGAGAAACAGACACCGGAGTTTTATCCGTGTGCTGAAAACAAACAAGTACTGACAGCATGGATGTTCAAGAAGAAGCTAAATCCTACTGTCGCGATGTTCAACTTAGCTTTTTCAACGCTGAAGGGAGCCGGATTGCTCCTCGACAGCCCTATCGTGCGTGAGGTAACTCCCGCGCCCGTGCCGTCTGTACCCACAGTGGGTCCGACTGCACCCGCGCCGAGTACGGAACCAAAAGTATCGCCGGTTCCAGTTGCAACCGAGAGTCGGATTACTCCCGTCGAGCAGCCGCAAACAAAGCGCCAAGTAAGAGTCCCGTCCGGTCTGAATAGCAGCAATGCTTCAGACTCCACAACAAGTGGTGTGACAACTGACATTACTTTGGATGATATTGATAACATGCCTTCCGAAGAGTATAAGAAAAAACTTAGAAACCCGGCTTTTGCAAAGTTGGTGAACGACCTGCAACGTGCAGCGGACGCCAGAAAGCGTGCACCAGTATCAGCTTAACCTGAAGGATAGATTATGTCTTTCTCTCCTGCTGGAAACCAGCAATCCAACCTGCCTCAATCCACGGTGAAGTATTATGATAAACGGTTCCGTGAGAACCTGAAGGCGCAAACCCCGTTCGTCGCATGCGCAGAGCGCCTTGACCTGCCCATGAAGAGCGGTAACCAGTATATCTAAAACATTTTGTACTGGTTGTAAAAATAAATCTTGCTAAATCGGTGGACCCCTGCTATAGTAAATAGTAGACAATACCGAGGAAAGACCCCATGCCTACATAATATCCGAAAGGAGGCAAAATGTCAGATAAAGCGAAGTATGGCTACCTCGCAGGCATTCTAGATGGTGAAGGTTGCATCACAATCGGTGCTGGTCAAAAAGAGACCTGCATAAATTACAACTCAATCGTGATGGTACAAAGCACGAGTAAGAAGTTGATTGATTGGCTGCAAAGTAATTTTGGCGGAAGCGTATACCTGTCAAAGAAAGCGACAGCGAAAACGAAAGAAGCCTACATGTGGCGAGTGCTAAAGAAGAAGGATATAGAGATTCTTCTATTAGCAACGCTCCCTTACCTAGTTGTGAAACGGGAACAAGCAAAAATCTTGCTGAATTTCGTTAGACTCGCTCCTGAAGCGAACAACGAATTGCGTCGAGTTTATTGGCAACAGTTAAGAATTTTGAATTCTCGTGGGGTATCCCTAACGACTAATACGCAAGAGACTCCGCAGGGAGTCATGATAGAGTCTGAACTGCATGGTGACATGCAGAGCGACCTGATGGTGACATCAGGGACTTTCGAGTCTTAAACCCAAAACACATTAGAAATGTTCATGTACGTGCCGCTGGCTGCTAACACCAACCAGACGACCGAAGGAACTGTGGGCCCGTCCCTGTCCGTCAACGTCCTGAATACGACTGCCACTATCGGCGAGTACGCTGACTACGCGAACTTTTCGTCCCTGTCTCTCGCAACCGCGATTGACCAGACCGTCGAGAACGTTGCGAAAGAAATGTCGTATCGTCTTGGCGAGTCTCTGAGCGCATTGGTTCGCGCAACTGCTGACGGTGCATCCAGCATCGATGCCAGCGTGTTGGTGGAACTGGCTGCGACAACCACGGCGAGCTTCACCGCTCTGTCGCTGTCTCAGATTCGTAACAGCGTCCAGTCTATGGCTGGCCGTTCGATCCGTCCGTTCGACGAGGCTTCCAAGTCCTTTGTCGGCGTCATCCATCCGTTCGCCCTTGGCGACGTGACGGCTGACAACAGCAACGATTCGCCTATCGACATCCTGAAGCACACCCCTGTGGGTCTCGCCCGCATGGAAGAGCTGGTCAGCGTCGATCTGACGGAAGTCATTGAAATCCCGACCACGGGCGTTCATTTCTTCCAGTCTCCGTTGGTCACCAAGACCATCAACTACAGTGGCGTGACTGGCCTGACGGCCCTTCGCACCTACATCTTCGGTAAGGACGGTATCTTCGCCATTAACCTTGGAGCGCAGGGCGACACCACTTACGGAGACGGCGAGTGGCGCAACATCAAGTGCAACATCGTGCAGAACGCTGAGCCGACGGTTGCAGACCCTGAAGGGTTGATCCCCGGATATACTGAGTCTGTCCGGGTTACATCTGGTAAAGCGATGGCTGCTGTAGCCGGTCGCTAGTTGGGACATCCTATCGAGTTCATTTTACGACCTCGCTAGGACCAGATACCACGATTAACATACTGGTCGTGGGTAAATTCTCTCTGATTGTCTTGAACGCTGAGAAGCCAACAAGGGGCAAGCGAAAGCAGCCTGAACGACTAAGTGAGAGAACGCTTGTTACAAGCGATGCGATAGTCTGAACATACGGGAATTGAACCGTATGAGGTAGGCAGAAATGACCTATCCCGCCGAAAGGTGAGTAACAACATTGCAGAATGCGTCAGATCGACGCAGCGTCGGCAATCAGCTAATCACTGGTTGCACAAGTCCGTGGGCGGGTGCCTTAATCACCCGCCTTTGGCATCCCTATTAAGGAGGGAACATGAAAGCACTTCCAGAAGAAGTGAAAAGTAAAGTTTTAGAGTTGTTGCGTCTACGGAGAAGCCAACAGGAAATATCGAACCGAACAGGTGTTTGTATTGATACGATACAGGATTGGGCTGCCGGATGGCGAAAAGACGGTACGCTTGTGGAATATATACAAGCGGGCTCGGCATTCACTGCACGAGCACAGAAGATGTCTAACGGCTATTACAAGATTATCAGAAAACGATATAATGGAATGCGTTGGACGGACAAAGTAGCAGGACGAGAATTTGGTTTTTCTAATCCGACAGAAGTGATTCATTACTATCTGGACGATTCTGGAAATCCACGAACTTGTACTTATTGTGGTCGATTACCTGAAAAAGGAAAAGTTTGGGGGTTGGATCGAATTGATTCATCTCTTGGACATGTAAAAGGTAACCTCGTGCCTTGTTGCAGTTCACATCCTGAGAGTTCGATGTTGTCATGCCAAGCTAGCAAGTCAAAGTTTTCATTACGGGCTTGGATGGAAATGGCTATGACTAGGAACTTCGGGCACCAGATTCCGTCTCTGCTTGTGGACATGAGAATCACAGAAGTGTTGACGAGGGCTAAGGCCCTCGCAGAAGGGAAATAATCTATGTCCGGAAATCCGAATCCACAGCACAATCCGACTGATGGCCTGAACGTAGCGGCTTACGTCCAAGTGACCGGCACTAACATCACCAACCCCGCCAATGGCGGACTGACCGTCGCTACCGAAGCAACGCCTAATGACACTCGTGGTCTGAACGGCGAAGGCTACGGCGCGGTCGCATCGACCAATCACCCTGTCGCACAATATGCTCTGACACTGAGTTTGTCGGGCGCGACTTACGGCGGAACCGTTTACGCTGACACTTGCCAATTGACCACTGTCCTGAAGGACGTGGCTAACACGACCTATACTCCGGTTGGCTCGCCTGTCTACAAGTCGTACAACGACCCCGCAGCGGGCGCTCCCGCATGGTACCGACCGTCGGCATTCGCTGGCTATAACGGCAGCGTAGCATCGGTCAGTTCCACAGGCCTCATCACTGGTCTGGCTCTCGGCCAAGCGGTTATCGAAGTGCAGTTCCCGACTTTCGATTTCGCAAGTGCTGCGGCAGACCCGGAGCCCTCGCAGGCATCTGGCGATCCTGTGCAGATGATTTATGCACAGATTGTTGTCACGGTTGTAGCGTAACCCGAGTACAGGGGCGGTTATTTACCGCCCCACTCTGAAAGGAAAAACATATGTCAGATAATCCTACTACAGGGCTCGGCGTTGCAGCCGCAGTCGTATTGACAGGCACTGGCGTCCACCTCATTTCTCCCACAGTCGCGGGCACGCGCGGCAAATCCACACTGCTTGTCACCGTGACAGGTGGCACAAGTATAGGCTAAGAAACAGAGGGCAGGCGACCTGCAAGCAGAGTATCGCGCATCCTGCCCCTAATCTTTCGGAGGGAGATATGCTGAGTAAATGGGAAAGTCGATGGGCGTTTGTTCGTACCGTCGCAGCGGTCATCTCCGTCGTAATTCAGGTAACGGGCATCTTGTTGCTCGTGCATTACAACCATATTTTGTTGCTACACAAATAGTCAGAGGAGGCTATATGAACAAAGAGGAGGAGTTCCAACAGGCATTCGAACAAACTGTCCGTCAGGACATGCGATTCTACGACAAAGGCCAGATTGATTGGTTGAAGTTGTCTAAGACCGACGCACCATGTCATGTCATTCAGTTAGGCGTCATTGACAACACCAAGTACGTATCCCTTGAGGAGTATTGCGACTGGTTTAACACACAACCCACAGACGTAATTACGGTCGTTGCTGAGCGATTGGGACACATGTGCGCTTCGACGTATAATGCGCTGGTCGGGAATGCCATGCGTAAGTACGGTGTTGGTGTACACATAGTTGATCTCTTTGAGAATAACATCAAGGCCCACGTTTTGTACTATGACACGCCAAGTGTTGCCGACCCAGAATGCATAGCGTCGGGTTGGGCGGCTTACAGATTCAAGTTTGCAGCGGCGAGCGCCGTACGGTAAATAGTCAGAGGAGGCTATATGGAGGACAAGGATTTGGTCATCGCAGGGCTCATTGAGTCCAACGACATCCTGCAGCATGAGGTCACGAAGGTTCGTAATTCGAACCGAATTTTGAGAACGGTTGTTCGCGCTTTGCGAACAGCCAACGAAAGCCTGAGGCGCACGGTCGAGGTCGCTCAGCAGAACGACGAGATGTTCAAAGATTTATGTGAAGGGAAATTTGATGCCACGGTCAGTGGCGATGCAACACCGGGTGGATTACCCAAAGCATCGCACGAGGTGGAAGCGCTGGGTTAACACAGCGACGAAGCGTCGGAAGTGACTGCGGCTGATCCCCGCACGAGCGACCGATATACAGCATCATGATGTGCAATGACTCCCTCGGCGGAAGCGGTCCTTCGCCCTCGGCCAGCGGAGTCAGTGGAAACCGGAGGAGTCATGAGCACAGGGTTTGTGAGCAATCAGGATTATTTTGAACGGTGGGAAAATTCAGCACCCACACCCGTCCCAACGATAGCACAGCCGGTGCGGTCGAAAAAGACGTGGAACGAGTCGTTGGATGGTGAAAATGTCACCTCTGAACTTCAGGCCGAGATTGACGACTACGCAACGCGTGTCCATGACAGCACGAGCAATTTGAACAAAGAGGAGTTGGCACGCTGGCAGGAACAAAACGCAGCGCTTGCCAAAGAATATCAATGGGTCGAGCCGGGCGAGTACGCGGATGCGGGCGCAAGAGTCGGAACCATAATGCACTCTTCGGAGTTCATTGGCAAGCTGCGCAAAGCAGGCGTCAAGTGTTGGTATAAACCCCATCCAATGCCGAGGATGGTGACACTGATCATTCAGCGCGATAGCCTGCCGTCTGAGGTAGGTTGCTGGGTGCAGTTGGGCTTTATGCCCGAGTTGAGTGTCATGTCGTTCGACGAGCACGGAGTACCACTTGCGGAGAAATACCGCGGCTGGAGAACGTGTCTCTTGCAGTTGATTTTGAAGTCCGCATTGACAGAAGCACAGGCGGACGAAGTTTTTGGTAAGCCGAAACAAACACCAGCCTTCAGTCGGTACAACGAAACGCTGTATCAGTTCCGACGCGCAGGTGGGAGAATATAGGAGGACTCATGCAGACTAGAAATCAGGTCTCATTCGGTGTGTTTGTAAACAAGCAAAAATTTTATGTAGATGTTTCCTTGTGTTTTTACACATGGTGTTGGACATTTACTTTTGAAACTAGCGCGAGTCGGGCATACAAAAACGCGGAAGTCACCCGTCAGCGTGCATTACAACATTTCTTTCCGCCGACTGATCCAAAATCATGTCAGTCGTACGTTGATTTTTTGTCGGGAGAAAGTCCCGTAGCTTTGAAAGAAAACTAAGGAGGAGTCATGAGTATCGAAGGAAACACTGCAGTAACCGCCATTACGACCACAGTGCCGGAAACGACGAACGAACAGATCAAGCGCATTCAACTTGAGAACGTTCTGTTGGAACAGCAGAACTTGCGAGAAGAGTTGGAAGCCAAGGCGGCTGAGCGCGAGCGTCGGAATCTCGACATCAGGAAATTGAAGATTGAACTCGAAAAGGAAGCACTGGCGTCCAAACAACTCCAGTACGACCGTGAGTCTCAGGGTAAGGCATTTGCACAGGCGGACGCGACTGACCTGTATCGTTGGACCATTTGCACCCATAAAAAGGGTGGAACGGCAAGCCAGCGCGACATGCGCGTCATCTCGACAGGTGGCAACGGTAACCAGTATTCGGTCATCAAGCACCAAATGATTAACGGCGACATCTGGGTACGCTGCCTTCGCTGCGCTAAGACGTGGGCACCTCCGGTCGAAAAGAACTTCTACTTCCGCGACGGCAAGAACGTCTCCGTGAAGGATGGAAAGTTCGACAAGGAAAAGTTCGAAGCGGCGCGAGTGGAATACCTTCGTGCGTGTAACTTCGAAACAAACAACTCGATGTCAGGCTCAGTCCAATGTCGCTTCTCTACGTTCGACGTAGCGTCGGGCAAGATGGTGGACGCTGCCGACATTTACCGGGAGCGAATTGCTTCGACTAACCTGAGGTAAATCTATCAACCGTTGCGGCGCGGGGCTTGGCTCTCAAGAGCAATGCCGCTTCATTTTCTATTTAGGAGACCTATGGGGAACAGTTCGATTCAAATTCGCGCACTTGTGGACGATGCACTTACATTCGCAGAGATTGCGCCAGTACTGCCCAACGGTGGGTACTCCGACCAGCCCGCGCTGTCGATCACAAATGACACCATGACGGCAATGTTAGCAGGCACACCCGACGGGGAACCGTTCAACTGGAAGTGGAACCGCATTCTGGTTCCGCCATTTTATATCAACAGTTACCAGCAAGACTATTTCATCCCCGGACTTCTGAACCTCGGCTGGCTTGAAAGCTGCACCGCGGTCTATCAGAACATCACCACATTCCCCAAGATCATCGTTCCCATCGAAGTCAAGCGAGACGTTTTGGAAGTCAGCACGCAAATGAGCACCAGCAGAGTTTGTAAAATAAGCTGGATGCAGAATGACACGATGCAGTGTGGCATGTGGGGGCAAAGTCAGATCGACGGCCTGACTGGGTGTCCGAACCCCGGTCCCGGCGTTGTCTATACGAGCCCATCCGGACTTACAACTACCCCGAGAAACCCCATCACCTGCATCACGGACGCCTTCGGCAATTTGTGGGTTGTCACGACATACGGGGTATGCGGATCGACTAACCCATTTCTCACAAACCTAAACCCTGTGTTCCCAACACTTGCCAACCAGACTATTGTGGCGACGACTGCCACTGACGGCACTGTCGTGTGGACCGCAATCAATCCCAAGGGGCAAGGCTTCCGTATCAACCCCGCGCCAGCACAGACGGGGCCAATGTGGAGAATTCTGCCAGTAGGACAGGCGCGCGTTCCTCTCTTTACGAAGATGTCGCAATATATCGACCCTGTGCCCGACGACTACTACTCGTATTTCAAGCAAGGGTTTTTCGCACAATGCTTCCGTCGTTCGCCTGATGCAAAGGTGCGAGCGAAGTTCAAAGATGAATGGGCGATATGGTTGAAGTCCTGCGATAATGCTGTCCGTCAGGGCTCCCGCGAGCAAGACGACTGGGGATTCTACCCGACAGCGGCGGGCGTCATGGATACAGGATACGGCATTAACCCCGTCAACCCAGCTTACCCGTTCGGGGGCTGGGGCTATTGATAATTACGTCGAACAGAGGGTTTCAGCAAGTGCCGAAAGCGACGAAAATGAATGCTCTGTCTGGAAAGGAACCCCATGAACAAGATTCGACAGTTTCTTAGCAAAACATTCTTATACGTTCTGCTCGCACCGTGGGCAATTCTCGGCACTGGCATCGCGTCAAATCAGGCCGTGCTTATTGCGAATCATGACCGTTTCCCCGTGATGTTGAACGCCGTGAAGTTAGGCGACATGCTTGGGCAATCCGAACCGCTTGCAATCCCCACACCCCCGTTTGTGTCACCCGCACCCAAAGTAGCGTTGCCGGACGGCATGATTGACAATGTGCACTGTGTGATGACCGATGAGACGCACCTAAACTTTCTTGCAGATGTGTTCGACCTTGGCAGCATCTACAGCATCGGCGATTTCGCTATCATGATGGGTGAGTGGTTTAACACCTTCGCACCCTTCATTTGGGGCGCTCTGGTCATTCGCAAATTGACCGAAGAAAAAGAATCCGAGTAAAGGAACCTTATGGCACTTTCAACCGTCAAAATTTTGGATACCATCAACTGGTGCAAACGACTGAGCTTCGACAGAAACCCCGTCATTGGCAACAGCCTTGAGCCCGCACTTTCGAATGCCAACATGGTTCTGCAGACCGTGCTCGGCCCGCCCTTTTCTTGGTGGTGGAATAACGAAGAGCTATCGTTTACGTGCAACCCGACACCTGCATCGTCGACGATTACGAACATCGCTATCGACGCCAACGGCGTGCTGACGGTGACCGCCAACAACACGTTCTTCTACGGCAATCCTGTATTGCTCAAGGGGCTTACGACCGCGACGAATTTGAACGGACAGCTCGTCGTCGTACAGACCTACAGTCCGACGGGCTTCACAGCCCAAACCAACTTTGCTACGTACGCGTCGGCAGCGGACACGGGCACAGCAAGTGTCACAACGACACAGGATTACACACTGGCTGCTCCTGAGTTCTCGCACATTGAGCATTGTTCTGTACTTGATATAAACCCGTCCACACCGATCTGGATGGAGATGGAAGTCAAGAACAATTTGTCGCTTGATTCCAAAACTGACCGGCCCCGCTTCCTCAACCCTCACACAGAGGATGGTAACGGCAACATGACGTTCCGCGTCATGCCCGCCCCCGATGCGGCATACCCCGTAAGCATTCACGTCCAGAAAGCGGCCCCGCGAATCACGAGCATGAACCAAACGTGGGCACCCATCCCGGACTTCATGCAGTACGTCGTCAATTGGGGCTTTCTCGCGCTCATATGGGCGTTTGCGGATGACCCGCGATTTCAAGTCGCCAACCAGAAGTTCCTTGCGGGATTGCTCGCGCGCGCTGAGGGCATCAGTGAAGAAGATCGTAACGTGTTTCTCAACAACTGGAACAACCTGACATCAGGCCAGAACATGGACATGCAGCAAGGCAAACAAGCAAGAGGCCAATAATGGCTAAGATACTCATCACAGGTGGCAACTTTCAGGACGCAGCGGGTAAGCCTATAGCGGGCGGCAAAGTGACCTTTAAGCTCAACACCGATGCGACCGCGGGCGATTGTCAACTCTCCGCGAACAGGATAGTTTCGTTCGACTTGGATGATAATGGAGACTTGTCTGGGTATATCTGGTCGAACGACCAGATGACTCCTGATACCGTCTATATAGCCAAGTGCTATACGGCGCTCGGCCAGTTGGTTTGGGAATCACAATTCTACATCACGGCCCCGAGTTGGACAGTCGAAGAGGTATAAAATGGCAGTAGCAAAGGTCGAACTAACAGGTGGCAATTTTCAAGATGCCGAAGGTAATGTACTTGCCCTTGGATACCTCAAGATGCGGCTAAGTCAAGATTCAGAGGTCAATGACTCCATGATCGCTTCTGGAGTTGAGATTACCATAAACCTTGACGCCAGCGGTAACGCGGTCGCAGGTCAATACGTTTGGGGCAACGATGTTCTTCTCCCTATCAACAGTTACTACACCGTGACGGGATACACCGCACAAGGCCAGCCTGCTTGGGGGCCGAACAATCAACAAATAGTAGGTACTGGCACGTTCGATCTCGGATCATGGATTCCTAATCAGGTCATCAGTTGGGTACCGTCGGTGCAGGCAGGAACTGCTGTACAGGTCAATGGCACTGCGCTTAGTTCGCCGTCTGTGGCAAATTTTGAAAACACGAGCACCGTGACTTTCACCGATGCGGGCGCAGGTGTGATTGAGGCTACCGCTTCTGCTCCTACCCCGAATTGTCTTCCTCAACCTGATGCGGCACGATTCGCGATGTGGGAAGCATCGTTGACCGCCAATTACTACATGATTCAGATAGGTGACGCCGTTACCGTCGGTGATATAGGAACCCCCTATCAGGCGAATCCCGCTTCTGCGATTGCGGGTGTTTCTTACCAGATGACGGGTGGTAATTACTATGGGTGGTTCTGGATTTGGCCTACTCGTACAATCAATTTCAAATGCTGTGCTACACTTGTTACTCCGGGCAATAAACGAGCCTGTTGGGGCGTAAGTACTTGTGATTATAGCACGGCTGACCCGTCTGCTATTGGTGATGGAGTGTACCTGACGTATGACCCGACTCTACCCAACTGGCAGCTGATGACGACCATAGGTGGTTCGTCTACTGAGGTTGATTCGGGTGTAAATGCATCAACTAGCGCTCGTATCAACGCAAAAATTACGGTGACGGGCGGCGTTGCAACCCTGTATATCAATGGGGCTGCGTGTTGTCATAGCACCAGCCTGCCGACTATACATCCGCTTGGATTGAACTGGTGGATTGGTGGTAGCGGAACCACAATCGCAGCAGTAGAGTACATGTACGCCGATAACGCGAGTGTGTAAGGAGTTCTATGTCACAGATTCAAGGCGCAGGTGGTCAACCGCAAAAAAGCCCGAAGTACGCCCCTATTTACACCGGGAGAATCTTCAACGGACTGGTCACCAACCGTTCGCCGCTTCGTGGCACGCTGAACAGTTTGTATGAACAATTCTACAAACTCAGTTACGGCGACGTAATGATAGCAGGCTCCAACGTCGAGGTCTCCAACCGGCTGACGCTCATTCGGCGTCCGGGTAGTCCTACGTTCGACACCAACAGTTGGACAGATGTCCTTGCGTTCGACGATTTCATTGTCAACAAAGCCACAGCTGACGCGTTCGGAACGACTCTCGAAGAAATTTTCACGATGATTGCGGAGCCCGGCTCCCTGTATGCGACTCTCGCAGGTGTCAAGCAGTTCGTGTTCGGTGACGCCGCAGCGACAGGCCAGACATACATGCAGGCCGTCGGCAATGAGTTGTATTTTTCTAACGGAACGGACAACAAGAAATGGCTCCAATCTTTGATCTCGTGGGCTCCAAGTTTTGAATTTCAAGGAGTGGACGGCAGCTCGGGCGCATACCCGTTCTTCAGCACGTACATGCTGACGGGTGCGATTTCCGCGACTACAAATACCCAGAATATTCAACAGCTCATTGCCATCGCCGCCGCCAACATCACAGAGGTCACGGTCGCTGATGGCTTACTGACACTGACATGTAACAGCACAGGACTGCCCAACACCACAGGCATATCCTACCCGCTTGATGCGAACGCCATCGGCGCTTCGTTCCAACTGTGGGGGCTTGACACGGCGACGTGGTTAAACGGGGTTGTCATTACAGCGTTGGAAGCAATCACGCTCAGCGACACAAGCTTTACCGTCACTGCGAACATTGAGGTACCTACCGCGCATATGACCTATGCGGCAACCGTCGACACAGGATATTTGACCCAGATCGGATCGACACCTGTCATCGCAAAGACAGGCGCGACTGTGCCCGCGTGGGCTGCGTACGTCCCGAATACGAGCAATAACTGGGGCGCGACCTCGCCGACAGGCAACATCATTCTTGACGGAAACGTCATCTGGGTCAATCGTGGTTCTACTGTAGAGAATTGGGCCATCGCTGCGCCCACAACCGCGGTGACTACGACGGAGGCTAATTCTACCTTCACCAAGTGGCAACCTAACACATACTATGCCATCTCTGGACTCATTCAGAACGCTGGCACATGGTATCAGGTCACGACGCCCGGAACAACTGGGGCGACCTTCGGCACAGGCACTGCTACATTTACGGCACTGACAACACAGCCCGGAACATGGGCAGCACACACGCTCTACAATGACGGCGAATACGCGGGCGCTTACCCGTGGACTCCCGGCACTGTCACCATCAACGACGTTGTGTACCAAGTCGGTACGTTCATTCCGAACAATTACGACTATGCGCCAGATTCACTCGTCATTGCGAACGCTGGGGGCGTGCCCTGCGTATTCCAAGCCCAACGAAACATCGGGCAATTATCTGGACCGACTAGCATTCCTATCTCCGCAACTTTCGGTGGAGCACTGAGCGGACAAACTGCTCCGTACTTCTCAGGAGCAGACCTCACGACCCCATACATCGGATGGTCGGCAGCATTTTTCGATCACTGTGGATACAATTCAGGCGCGACCGGCAACTTCATTGACGTGGTATATGGCGGCTCAGTCGGCAATCCTGTTGACAAAACATCGCACACCGCTGTCGCTCCTGATGCTGTTGCACATGGTTTGACTTCGTTGATGTGGAACTATTACGGCAGCGAATCAAGTCCGATGCAGTTGTACAATGTGTCGACCGCAGGCGAAATGAGTGCGAGCGCGGACAGCACACCGTTTACACCAAGTGGTCCGAATTTCGAATTTCTACAATGGGGAAAGATCAGAATCCCCGTGGGCGGCATATCCGTTGTCTTTACTATCAAGGCTAGCGATGCCGCATGGTTTGGCGTCGAAACAGCCGCAGGCGCGACATACACTGCAGGCACGACCGGCACAGATGAAAGCGTTCCTGCAAGCACTGCTCCTCCCCCGACTGGTGTTGGTTGGGGCACGCAAACGGTCACCCCGTGGAACGGCTATCCGATCCTCGGTGGCTGGAATGGCGCGAACAACGACCAAATAATGCAGATCACCATTGCGTTTCCTACTGCTGGAGTTTTCGGCATAGAGTTCTGCTATGGTAAGAACTCTGGTGGCGGAAGTTTCGACCATGTATCTTTCATGGTCGGTGCGAACGGCGCGCTGATCGTTCCCGAAGCCGCTACAGCACAGCCGTGGTTTGAGAGCGCATCAACCAGTCCTGCATTTGCATCTACAGGATTCACTACAGCACCTGCGGCAACCAACAACTTCCCTATCGCGCCTGAGATCACGAACAATGCGGTAGGCAGTTTCCGAAACTTCAGCAATGGCGCATTCCAAGGCACAGAGTTGATATGGGCGAATCTTGGTCCGGTCACCTCATTTGCATGGGAGGCGGGCATCAACGTCACAACCGCCGAAACGGCTGTAGTTGAACTTACGGACGAGTATTTCGCATATGAAAGCGGAATTTCGGGACTGACCGCACCGACATGGCAGAGTGGACTTTACTCCATCACACCTGACGTGCAACCGCTGAATTGGATCAATGAAGGGCCGCTTCCACCGATTACGCCCGTGGCTGGTGCAATTCTAGCGACCACCGATCAGGGTTGGCTGTACTGGATCGCATTGGTCAACACATTGGACAACACGGTTTCCAACCTCAGTCCTGTAAGTCTAGGCACAGGTCCGGTCAATGGAAACCCTGTCATTCTGCCGGGTTCAGGCATCAACCTAAGTACGCTTGACCCTCAGGTGGACTATGTCGCCATATTCCGTACAACGGATGGCGGCGCTACTCCACTGCTCGTTTCGGGCCTTGGGAACTCGTACTGGACGCTGCCACTGACAACCTATTTGCAAGATGGATTTACTGACTCGACCGCTGACGTAGATTTGGATGAACTGATTCAGGGTGCAGATGCGGGAGAAAATACCCCGCCAACACCCGGCGCAGTCAACGTCTCTTATCACCTCGGCAGACTGTGGTACAGTGTCGGCACCATCGTCTATTACACCTCAGGTGCGAACGCTCCGTCCGGAAACGGCAACGGAACCAGTCCGCTCAACTTTGATGTACTGCCCTCGCGCGTTGTGCGCCTCGTGCCTACCGCAATTGGCATGTTGGTGTTTACGATCTCGGACATCTACATCATTGCAGGCAATGGAACGGCAAACAACCCTATCCTTCCCGCCATCCCGTACCTCACAGGTGTGGGCCTCGCGAATTACAACGCATTGGACATAAACGGGTCGATCATTGGGTTCTTCACGACTGACAAGCAATTCCTGATATTCGATCCAAGTGCAGGTTTGAGTTACGCGGGTAGCCCCATCGGCGACCAGTTCCGGTTGAATAATGGAAAGCCCGGCCAGTCTTGGAACACCGCGGACGTGTATGTAACATGGTACACCTTCGGTGAAGATCAAGGTTGGTTTGTAGGCGACGGCCAGTTTGGTTGGTACAAACTGATCGCAACACCGTCTCCCGAAATTGGTAACTGTTGGAGCCCGTTCGCTACAGTCGCGGGCGGCATTTCGGCAATGCAGTCGGTTCAAACATCGCCGGGTGTGCACTCACTACTTATCGGGCCACTAGGTACCGGCCCCATTCTCGCACGAGACTTGGACGCAACAACTGACGGGGGCACGACAGGCGCAAACGGAAACCCATACCCTGCATACGCGGTGTTTGGTTCGTACGTCTTCGCACTCCCCGGACAGGTGGCAAAGATTGCGTTCATCACAACTACCTCCGTACGTACAGGTTCACCACTTATCATCGGCTTGTTGATTGACGAAGCCTTGCCTTATTACAAGGGCTCGTTCAATATGATAAAGAAGTGGGTGACCGACCCTCCCGGATTACCTGAGAGTAAGTCGTTCTTCAAACAACGATTCTACCTTTCGGATGATCCTGACGAAGCAGCGTACTGCTCCGACATGCAGATCATGGTTCAGTGGCCCGCCGAAAACGCCCAGAACGAATTACAGACGTTCTCCGTTTGGGGAGCGTATGAGGTCGAGCAATAGGAGTAAACATGCCGTCACTTTCTGACACACTGAGAAGCACTAGCCCAGAGGGGTACGCACCTGCACCCCCAAAAATAGCGCTTCCTGCACCTGTAGCTCAAACGAATCAGTCAGGACAGGCGAAGATTAACCCCTACTTGCGATGTCCGCTCCCGCCAATTAACGCGGGACCGGACACGCTGCGACAGTTCAACGAGAATTCTGACGTACCCCATCGCAGAGTTCTTCCGCTTCCTGCTAACACAGGTATCGGTGGCGGCACCACAACAACCAACACGACAATCGTACAGCAGGCGGCGAGCGGCACGAGTGCTGGCGGAAGTTCTGGCGCGTTGGTGGCTACGAGCGTTTCTTACGTGGCACCCTTGCTGTCGGTAGGTGGACAGGTGTTAAAATCACTTACCCTTTCGGCAAAATCATTTCAACTGATCTCCTGCACGTCGACCGCGCCCTGCGAGGTGCGGCTGTACGGGAGTGCTGCTGCACAAGTCGCGGATAGCGCGCGGGCGACGGACGCCCCGCTACCCGCCGAGTTGGGCAACAATTTAATCAGTGACATTGTACTTGATACATCACCACTGAAGTGGAACTGGCAGAACAGGGTGGGCGCGAACAGTGATACACCTCAAAGCACCAACCTGTACATGACGGTCATCAATCTGAGTGCCGAAACGTCCGTCCAACCGACATTGACGTTGGTTCTGCTACCATTGGAGTCAGAATGACCAACAGACCGATTTATACCGATGACCTGCCCGTATTAAAAGCGGCCATCGAGGCTGACAAGTTCCATCCGGGCGAGTGGAAGGTAGAGGACTTTCGGGGAACAAGCGAATTGTTCGAAGACTCCCACGGCATAATCGTCTTCGTGCATTACGGTCCTGAGCCTGATGCGAGGCTGCGAGTCTCGACTATGTGGGTAACGCCATACGAGATTCATCGTAACGCCCGTGCCTTAGTACTCATAGCACACAGCGCCGCGGATAGGGCGGCTGCTGTCGGATTTAAACAGTTGATATTTTCTACTACTCACGACAGATTGTCTAATTTTTGTACGAAGGTTTTGAAATTTCGGGCCATCGGCAATGATGAGTACGTTTTAGATTTGGAAGGCAGGTAACTATGTGTGGACCTTCGTCTGCGGAAAAAGCACTCAACAGTAACATCCAGAGTTTCGCCAGCACAGTGGAATCTCAGGCCAAGCAAGTTTTTGGAGATGTAAGCGGACTGTTTAACTCAGTCACCGCCTCTTTGGGTAAAATTGTGGCTGCGGGGCCGGGACAGCAGGGCTGGGGGGCGGCAGAAACAAGTGCTGTCGACTCACAAATCGTGAACAATGCGGCAACTAGCGCGCGTAACGAGAAGTCCGCTGTCGGCAATGCTGTCAGTGCTATTGGCGGCGGCAACACAGTCAGTCCATCTGGACTTGCGACAGCCGTCAACCTGCAAACAAATCAAGCAGTCGAGGCAACGAAAAGCCAGCAAGAAGAACAGGCCACTGTTGCCGACTTCCAACAGGGCAATCAGAATTACTTTGGTGCCATCACCGGCGAGGAAGCAGCACCTAACATGTTTAACGCGGCGACAAACGCTACAAATTCTGCGAACGATGCAAACAAGGAAGCCGTATCATCGCAACAAATGATTGATTCACAATCAAATTGGTGGCAACCATTGCTTGCGGCTGGAATTGGCGCTGCTGGTTCACTCGGAGCCGCAGCGATAAAGAAATAAGGTAAGCTAAATTTAGGAGCTATATGTCAGAACCTACACAAGACCCCAATCAATCGACGCCAGCGATGCCTTTGCCGCAAGCGGCAGCACCCGCCGACACAAGTACAGCAGCGAATATGCCAGCGCGCCCCGCAGGCCAGACGCCCGTACAGCAGGCTCCTGACGCCAGCAGCATGCCCGCGAAGACTGCCCCGACTGCTCAACAGCCGTCAGGTCAGCCGAGTGCCCCCGCTGCGCCCAAAGCAAGTTGGTACGACAGGATTGTCAACCGCATGGCATCAGGGTCAGACAAGCCGAGGACTGTGACAGGTCCAGACGGCGTGACTCGTGATGTTCCTGCGTCGTCTCGTGTCAGTTTGACAGGACACATTTTGGCAGGCGCGATCAGTTCCATGATGGAAGGCTGGGCTGCTGGTGCGGCTGTTCCGCAAGGACAGTACGGCAGTCGGTCAGGACAGGTCGCTGCTGCGGCAGGCGGCGCATTCAAGGCTGAGGGACAGCAGCAAGAGGCATTCCGTAATGCCCCTCAGAAACAGGCTGACCAACAGATGATGCGGCAGTATGCGGCGACGAAGAATACGTTGGACGAGTACCGTAACCAACAAGCGATTGACAAACTGCACGCGGATAATTGGTCAGGTAAGGAAGACTTTTATACTAAGAGCAAAGACATCTACCAGCCCGCAATCGACAGCCTTGCACAGACTGAGAAAGATACTGGCGAACAACTTGTCGCTACAGGTGACCGCAAGATGTCCCACGAGTCTGTGGAACAGCGCGGCGATCTTGTGAAGTTGGGGCTCTCCCCAGTTCAGGATGGTTGGGAGACACGCACCGCGCCCAACGGGCAGCAATACCATTTGCCGACTTACAGCCTTGTCAAGTCTGGCAATGTCAACGTCAATAAAGACGCATTGACCCAGTTGGCGAAGACCAACCCAGCTATTGCTCAACTCTTTGACGAACAAGGGAACCTCAGAACCGCCTCAGGCGATTCACTGCCGCTTGACTCAACGAAGTTTATACAGTATGAGAAAGAGGCGCACGCCGCCACCATCGCGTATGAGTTTGTCCATCAGATGCAAGTTGGCTTGGGCGTCGATGAAAAAGACCAGCTTAGCCAAAACGATTTCAACAAGAAATTCAGGGACAACCCAGCATTGACCCGCCAGTCTGTAGATGCTGTGACCGCGCTTGCTAATGCACACACACAAACGACCGAGCACGCGCTTTCACAGTTACAAAACTCTGGACAAGCGGGAGAAATTTTCAAACTGTTGGGCAAGTCGCCCGACGAAGTTGGAGAATTCCTCAATGGCGAGGAACTGAAGCATGTTACGGCGAAGTCCGCCGCTGTCAATGCAGGCAAGCCACTGACCGTGGCACAAGCTGAAACAATTGTTGCTTCTCCCACCGAACCCCCGGCACGAAAAGCCGCAGCACAAGCACTGCTTGATGTCAACGCAAAGCAGGAAGGCAACGTAGCCCAGACCAAGCAGGATGTAAAAGACAAAACAGCAAAAGCCACACAAGACAAAACGGACGCCGACCTGTATTCCGCCGCCCAAAACGTTCTCGGTGGTGACTTCAGCAGGATAGGTGACATTGTCAGCTTCCGAGGCAACCAGCGAACGCGATTCTTCGACGTTCTGCATGATGCTGCTGTGGCGGCTGGTAAGAACCCGAACGATTACTCTCCAGCGGCCCTCGTAGCAAAGTCTAAAGTCATTGACTCCTTCGCCAGCGGTAAGGATGCTGATCAACTCGTGAACTTCAATACGTTTCTCGGTCACGCAGGTGATGCGATGGATACGACTTCTACCATGCGAGCTAAGTTGCTCGCGGGCGCACCGTCACCGTTGCTCAACAAACCGTTGAACTGGATCGAGAAGAACGCAGCGAACGATCCCGATTATACAGCATTCGTTACGTCTCTTGAGCCCGTGCGCAAGGAGTTCATGACGTTCTTGAACCAAAACCGTGCGGAGCATGAGTCTGATTTGAAGGTCATGAATGTTGTGCTTGACGACAACTCCTCTCCTGCCCAGATTGAAAGAGCGTTGAAACAGTTGGGCAATAGTGCGTCAATCCGACTGAACAATCTCGGTCGTAAGTACAGCAACACCATTGGAACTGCGTACCCGAACCTCATTACACCAGAGGGTGTGCAAACGCTTCAAAGAATGGGCATTCAAATTCCGCAAGGGCTGACATCCGGTGGCAAGCAGCCAGCACAAGGACAACCCGCGCAAGCACCGCCCATCGGTCTTTTGAAAGAAGGCGTGCACACTACGTTTAAGAACGGACAAACGTGGTCATTGCAGGGTGGTAAACCCGTCCAGATTCAACAGACACAGGGGCAATAATATGAGCGATTGGCAGGTTCAAAGCGAAACACCAGCACCGCAATCACAACCCGCACAAGCAAATCAACCTGCACAGGCGAATCCCGCCCAGCCGACCCCTGCCCAGCCGACATGGGAAGTTGCTGGTGAAAAGCCCGCTTCTGACTATTTATCTAAGTCTGAAGATGCAATCCAGTCAGTAGTTTCACACGCTGGAAATATTGGTGAGAACTTCCTGAAGTCTGCGGAGAACACATCCGCGGGCATCGCCGATCTTGCAAATAAGGCGGGGCATGCTGTAGGCATGGACAAAGCCGCGGCTTATTTGCTAGGTGGCAGTCAGGCCGCAGCGATGGTTCCCACCAACACCAATGATCAAGGCATCGAAGCAATGAAGACGCAATCCAACAGCCTTGTTGGCACTACTGCCGACAAATTGGTTGGTGTCGGCGCTGAGCAGGTCGCAGAGTTTATGCTGGTATCCGAACTCGGCGGCGCGGCTTGGGGAGAGTTGTCGGGTGCTGATAAGTTGGGCAAAATCGCCCAGATGGCGAAGAATCTAGAGAGTCATCCCACGATGCTGAGCATCGCCAAGGATTCGATGATCGCAGCAGGACAAAGTTTCGTGCGCAACTCACAGGCACCAATGGGTGAGCGTGTAAAGACTGCAGGCGAAGCGGGCGCAACGATGGCGGCATTCGGCGGCGCGACCGCTGGCGTGAGTGCTGTCACAAAAGCTGTTGCTGGTAAGGTGGTCAGTTCTTTAGGAAAGCTAGGGGTCAATGGTGAAACAGTGGCCCGCGCGAAAACCCTTGCCGAACAAAACGTACGTACGCCCCAAGAAGTCTCAGCCACTCTAAACAATACACTGGACAGCGTTGAGAGCAAGATGCACACATCGTTTGATACTGCATTGTCGGGATTGAAAGAGAAGATGGGTGCAGCGCCCGTTGCTATCAGCGACACGCCGCTCTATCAGGCGGCACTCGACCTCAAGGGTGTCAATTCCAACCTTCCTGCTGAACTGCGGGGAGCGTTGAAAGCAGTGACCCCCGCATCCAGTCAATTGGACGCACTTGTCGAGTACATCACAGGCCCCAAAGGTGTTGAAGCAGGTCTTAGCAGCGACACACTCATTGACCTACGACAAGGTCTGAGCAGATCGTTGCGAACCGCCGATCCTGCAAATAAGCAGGCAATTGGTCACCTTCTGGATGGCATAGACGACACGTTGGATGGTCTCAACGCGGGCGCAAGCGGTGAGTATGCAAGCGCGCGCGCGGCGTACAAACAAACGGTGAACGACTTGAAAGAGCCGTTCATAAAAGCAATTCGCAATGAAAAGACTTCTGATGTCCTTCAGAACATCACGACAGGCGCAAACGCCCCCTACAAGATCAAAGTCTTGTCGAGGCTCGTAGGTGATGACACGATGGCGGGGTACGGAGTAAACAAGTTTGCGGACATCGTCAAGGGTGCGCTCGACGAAACCAACCATTTGGATTTGAATAAGGTCGTAAAGGGATGGCAGGGCATGAGCCAGCAGACGCGTGATGCTCTTTTTGAAAGCGCGCCAGAGCTGGGCAAAAGACTCGACACAATGGTTGGCGGCATGAAGTCTTTGACCAATCAGGTGAAGTTTGTGAGTCTGGGCACCGGGCTGGCGTTAGGAACAGCAGGCGCATTGGGACTCAGTGGTGTAGCCAACACCGGCGGCAAAATTGTTTCAACAGCAGAACTTCTGGCGGGTCTGGGAGCTGCGTTCGGTGGCAGGTTTGGTTCACGCGGGCTTGCTGAAGCCGCAATGACTAACCCGAAGGTTCTTAGCGGCATCGGCAAAATATCTGGTTACGGCGCGAGCTGGCTGGACACAGCATCCGCAACCGCGGGCGTCCGCAGCAAGATCGCATCTGGGGTCAAGGGCGGTATTGTAAGTCACATCTATAACCCGCAATCGCAACAGGCCGAACCAGTGCAAGCACAGCCGCAACCGGGCACGCAAGAGTGGGAACCTATACACACCGAAAAGCCCACACAAACTATGAGCGACCAAACATTCGGAGAATTGCCTGCTGATAAGTTGGTGCCAGCGATGGCATCTTTTGAGGGCGGGCATCCTAACAATCTCAACGTGCGACTGAACAACCCCATTAACCTTCTCTACAAAGGACAGTCTAACGCTGTTCCTTATAGGGTCGGCAACAAGGTGTTTGCAAAGTTCGCTACACCCGAGACGGGCAGACAGGCGGCAGTTCAGCAGATTCGGCTCGACCAGAGCAGACCTGAGTACGCGAATCTGTCGCTGGAAGATTACATAAATACCAAGCACAGTCCAGACTCTGATAATTATGCAGGGCAGTCTAAGGCGTACGCGAAGCATGTATTGACACAGCTGGCGAGCGCACAGTAGTTGAAAGGTTAAAACAATGAGCGAGTCATCCGGACTTCAGCCAACCGACCAAGGCGCACAGCCGCAGGCAATTGACCAAAGCACGCACCATGTCATCGCAATGCCTGACGGCAACACCATTGCTCTGCCCAAATCGCTGCCGCTAGAAAACGTCAACAGCATCGCAGCAATGTACCACACATTGACTCGCGAAGTTGGCGCTGCGGGGTCGATGCTCAATCCTGTGTCTGTCGGACAAGGCATTGCTCAGGGCGCGATTGAGGATGTCAAGGGCGGGCACATTCCACTCATCCACAGCATGCTCACCGAGCCAATCAAGACCGCAGCGAAGTACTACTACGACTATGCAGCAGGGACACCTGAAAGTCGAATTCAAAAACAGAGTGACATGCTGGACGTTGCTCCTGAGGCTATCGGTCAATCGGGCGGAATGGCGGTTGGTGGCAAACTCATAGAGGGAGGCGGGAAGTTTGCAAGAGGTGCGGCACCTGTTGAGGGCGCAGAAGGCCCGACCATGCCTCGCTCGCAGATACTGAAGAACGAAGTTGGCGCGACAACTGTTGACGCTGTGTCGAGTGCAATAAAGAATCGCCCGTTTCAAGAAGGCGGTGAGGAAGGCGTCATCCGCAGTGGAAAAGGTCGCAAGGGATTGGGTGGAGGCAAGCCCGAAGACAAGTACCATCCCGATGTCGTAGGTCCGAAGTTGTTGGAAAAGTATGGAGAGTCGGATGGCGACCCAGCGCATACAGCAGCCATCCTACCTGATGGCACTGGTGTTGCAATGCCGCCCGGAGCAATACACGATGAAATGCTAGGTGGTAAGACGACGGACGTGCCTGCCCCTCGCGAGGTGTTTGTCAATGGCGGCGGAATTCGCATGCGTCCTTACGGCGTGTATGGTGACCGCTCGTTCAATATGTCCATACCGGACAGTGGTGTGACCACCGAACAGTTGGAACATCTCAACCGCATGGCTCCGCAAATGGGCTCGGGAAAGGTGTACATCGAGACGCCTAGCGGCAAGACTGCCAACATAGAGTATGGTAAGGCCGGGACTGATTTAGAAAAAACAATGCGCGGTCTTGTGCCGATCAAAGGCGAAGAGCCCGCAGCGCACCCGTTTGCCGAGATGCGTGCACAGCACCTCAAGAACGGCGGGGCAACATTTAGCGCAGACGGCAGTAAGAATCTTGATGGCACAGACGCTTGGTCTGTCGGAGTACATCCCGACCGCACTGAGAATGTAGCACCCGGCAGTTTAACGCCAGATCGCTATCAGCAGTTTGCGGATAAGAACGCAGACTTGCTCGCCCAACCAGACCACGCGATAGGCTCTTGGAAGGACGAAAAAGGTAACCACATCCTTGATGTCACGAAGTTGATAAAGGACGACGACGAGGCAAAAGCAGCAGGTGCAGCGGCCAACCAAAAGTCCATCTTCCACCTAAAGACACATGAGTTAGTACAGACGGGCGGCACGGGTGAAGAGCCGATGCTTGCGAATAATGCTTCGGGCGGCAACAAAACGTCACTCGAAGACGTATCAAGGCGCGCGGCAGAAGCGGGCGCAAAGTACTACGACGTAGACTCTCGCAAAATGGACTCTCAAGACGGCTGGAGACCGCTGCCAAACAACGCCGACATGCACGATCTGAAGATGAATCCAAAATCGAACAGTCACATCGTCAAGATCGAAAACGGTGAGATGACTGACAACTGGAGCGGTGACAAAGCAGGAAAGTTGCCGACACAGGAACAGATTTCAAAGTGGACCAAACAGCCCGAGGCTACGACATCAGCACAGACGCCGTACGAGAAAGCCTCAGCAACAACCCCTGAGTATCGTGCAGGTTTGCAAGCAAAGCAAATTTCTCCACGGTACACTGAAGGAGCGACCGCTCCTACGCTTGGCCGCACAGCAATGGATGAAGCGGGCAAAGCCGCTCCTAGCAAAGTTGGTGAGAACGGTGAAACCAAACTCGGCTATACGGACAAGATGGGACTCACCCTTTCGAAGTACGCCAATGAAGGATTGAATCACGAAGGCAAAACCGCCCCTCAGGTCATTGATGACACCATCAAACATTATACTGGAAACCTCAGTGCACTGTGGGACGCAATACCTGATTCGATCAAGCGGACATCACAAAAGTGGTATGAAGCGGCCCACGGGTTGACGAGCGAAATCTCCCGCAAGACAGGTGTGCCACATGAGAAGGTGGCAGGTGTCGTTTCCGTCTTTTCGCCTCAGAACGAGTGGAGCAACAACCTTGGCAACGCTGAGCGATTCATTCAGCGGTATCAGGACAGTCGAGGGCATGCGTGGACAGACGCCATGGACGACAAACTGACAGAGCTACGTAACCTGAAAAGAGCTGGCGTACCGCAACCTGCCGAATTCAAAAAAGCCCTTGACTTTGTACGGGGTAAGCGTTATGATGAAATTAAGGCAACCGATAGTCTCATGAAGCGTGACCCTGAGAAAGCAGCGGCAGCGGTGCAAGCGGGCAAAGCATTGTGGCTCAGACTTGTTGACGAGACAGAGGGGGCCGACCAGACTCCTGTATACTCTCCCGAGGGTGAAGTGCGGGCGAGCACGCAACACAACTGGGGCGCTATTGGTTCTATGACAAAGGCACTTCAGATTCTTGAAGGCGACGGTTCACCTGCATCAATTGGTGAGGCAATCGGGCGAGGACATAAGACTAGAAACTTTTACAACAACATCATCAATCCGTGGTCTGAAGACGGCCATTTGACCATAGATACGCATGCTGTCCGGGCGGCGCACCTCAAAGCGGTCGGCGGCGACGATGTCGAGGTTGCACACAACTTCGGGACCAGCAAAAAAGGTACGCCCCAGCCGCCTACTAACGCGCCTGTGGGCATTAAGGGTACGTACCCGATTCACGAAGAAGCGTATAGAAACGTTGCCAAAGAAAAGGGTGTACGACCAAACCAAGCACAGTCTGTGCTTTGGGAAGGCATACGGTCGTTGCTTGGTGAAAAACCCCAAGCGCATGTACAGGCCCTCAATGACATCTGGCGGCAGGTCGGTGACGGTAAAATGACTGCTGAACAGGCACGGCAAGAGATCATCAATGCAGTAGGTGGTTTCAAGAAGCCTGAGTGGATGTCGCAGGAAGAGTGGGACGCCGACGAAAGCCGTGCGGAGAGCTTCAACTTTGGAGGCAAATAATGCCGAAACCGGACCCAATTCAATCACTGATGGAAATGCTCGGCACGCCACTCACTCGTGAAAACTACATGGCCCTCAATACGCTGGGGTCGGGCAAAGACCTTTCCCCTGAAGAGGAAGCGGAACTTCCTGCACGCTTCCAAAAATTCTATCCGTCCCACGAAGACCTCGAAAGGGACAAGCAGGCAAAACAAAAACCGGCGAAGGGCGCGAAGGGCAAAACGGAAGCGCCCCTGCCCGCCGGTGCACCCGTCGACTGGGGCGGCATGATTATACCAAATACAAGTGGTATCAAGCCCGAACTCGATACGGAGCACAAGACACAGCCGCCGAAGCTGGGCGAGGGCTCTACGGGGTACGTAGACATGAACATCAGCAACCCTGTGGGCAAGCCCCAGATGAACTCTGGGAACACTCCCGGTGACCTCAATCAGCCACCTGATGTCGAGCGGCACATGCTTTCACCAAGCGGTGAAATGGTGCCGAATGAGATGCCTACACGGGAGCAATAAAAGGCTTGACAAAACCTGCACCGTTTGGTACTATAAAGATGGGAGAACAGCGTGCAGATTGCAAGGGCAAAGCAAGCGGCTGCGGCACGTTGGGGGAGGGTAGCCATACGTTGAGGCAAGATGATTTTTGTAAGACTCAGTTGGTTATGATGGGTTGGCGGTTCGGACAGTCGTACACAGGCGGGCACCTTGCCGGTCAGATGGTGATGCACGCGCTGATGAATCGATTGAGGTGCGGGTGGGGAAGTATTTTGCAAGTCATTGAGAATGTTCCTACATTCATGGCTGAAAATGAGTTGCCGCCCTTGAAGTTTCCGTCCATCTGGGAGCCGGTGTTCATGAAGCTGCTACAAACGGTCGATGGCATTTACGACGGCAGCGCGACTGACCTGACGCATGGCGGGCTTTACTGGGGCGATCTCAGCAAGATCGAGCGTCCGTGGTTTTTGGAGAAAATAGTACGAGCCATCGGCAACGATGGGCTACAGCAACACAAACGAGTATCAGACCTAAATTCACTCAGTTTTTGGGCATAGCGTCTTTTGGGAGGGGGATGCTGGAAGGATGCATTATGTGGGAAAAAATCATCAGTGTCGTAAATAAAGACGGGCATCTGCCCATCGGAATTTTGATCTTTTTGATAGGTTCTGCGATTCATTGGCTCCACGGTCTTGACGCCAGCTACGTGGCTTTTACAACGACGGTCCTCGGCTTTCTAGGCGGGCACAGTTGGGTGAAGTCGCAAAGCAACGACCAAGGTCAGAACGGGGGCAACAATGATGGTACCAAGTAACGGAGAGATGTTTGAGTACGCGTACCAGCATTTGATGGTCATCGGGTGGCCCGCGATCATATATTTCGCGTGGAGAGCATCGAAATTCGTGACGGAGATCACAGCCGTCGCAACAAAAGCTGTCACTCAGGTTGACAAGATGGCATCAGAACATTTTCCTGCGATGTGCACCAGTCTGGGGAAACAGGACGGCCTGCTGCACAGCATGGACAACAGTTTGAAGACGATTGCCAAAAGAACACAACCAGCGGCAATGGTTGCTACGGCGCAACCAGCTGACCGCCGCAAACGAAAGCTCTAAGAAGGGGTTCCGAATGAGCGTAAAGAAACCGACCAGCACAGCAGACGCTGGTTTGCGAGCTACGATTATTGCCAGTTTCAATAAAAACTCAGGAAACATTTCGGCGGTATCCCGCGAGGTGGGATGCAGTCGCAGCACAGTTCGGCGCAACATCGCACGAGTCGGCATGGGCCGCAAGCCGCTAGCAGGCGGCAAGAAGCACGCCGCGGAGAAGCGCGAAGCACTTCCAACTTCCGGTGTGATCAAACGATACATCTTGACATCAGCACAGAACAACACGCATGTCCATGAACCTTTTTGGGAGAACGTGTTGGCGATGGCGAAGCATTACGACGCCAAGATCATGGTCGGAACATTCTCGTACAACCAGAACAACTTTGGCAAGTTGGCCGTCAAAAACGGCACCAAGAAAGACTATCAAGAAGATTTGTGGTTCGACCCAGCAATTGCCCCGTACATCAGCGATGGGCGTTATGAACTCGCACCGGGACTTTCGTGGTGTGGCAACATGAACATCCTACCGACTGAAGACAATCCGATCTCAGGTCTGGAGACTTACGGCGGTTCGAACAGCGTTATATTCCCGCACACGAAGATTGAGATGCGGTCGATTGCGACGACGCCTGACCTTCCTGTCAAGATGATTTACACGACAGGCACCGCGACCCAGATGAACTACCTTCAGAAGAAACTGGGCATCAAGGCAGAGCACCATCACCGATATGCGTTCTTGCTTGTCGAGGTCGATAGTCAAGGCAACTGGTGGGTGCGTCAAGTGGCCGCTCGCAAGAACGGGCGCAACATTCAAGATTTGAACGTCGTCATTGAGGGCGGCGAGGTAGTTTCAACAGAAGCACACGTCGACGCCATCACATGGGGAGACTTGCACTCGACAAACGCACAGCCTGAGGTCGTCGAAGCCTCGCTGGGCATGCTTGATACATTGCACCCGACGTACCAGTTTCTACACGATATAATGGAAGGTGCGAGCATCAACCGGCACGTACGCAAGCACAAGGCGATCCATGAGAAGTTTACGACATGGCTTCGCGGCCTGAGCCGTGTCGCCGCAGAGTTGTCAAAGACTAAGGAAACGGTTGAGCGGTATTTGCGACCGTGGTGTCACACTGTTGTGCCTGACGCAAATCATGACCGCAGCTGGCTGAAGGCGTGGTTGCAGGAATACGACTACCGCCCTGACCCTGCCAACACTGAATTGTTTCTGCGACTGCAGTCATTCATGTATAGTGAACTTCGCGCTGGCAAGTTAGCGAAGAACGTCAATCTGACGAAGTTCGCAATGGAGAATGAGGCGGGCCTGAAACCGGGTGCTGTCAAGTTCCTGTTGCCGGACGAGTCGTTTGAAATCAAGGAAGTCGAGTGCGGCCTTCACGGGCACCTCGGACCTAATGGCTCTTTCGGGTCTCCACAGAACCTCGCGAAGATTGGCAAGAAGGCAACGACCGCGCACACACACGCCGCGGGCATTTTCCACGGACTGTATGTCGCGGGCACCTCTTCGAAACTGACAGAGGGCTGGGATTACACCTGTGGACCTTCAAGTTGGGGTTGGAGTCATGTGGTTCTCTACCCAAATGGACAGCGGGCAATAGTCAGCATGAAATTGGTCGACGGAGCGGCCAAGTGGAGAGCATAGCCAAATTCTAGGAGGAGTATGGCAGCAGAGCGCGATAGCGAAGGCAGACTGATCATTCGGTTAGACGGCACGTTCGGAACTGGGTTCCCCGCCCGTCTAACCATAATTACGCTTGACAAGGTGAACGGGACCAAGGAGACGACGTACGAGTTCCCGTACATGCTTATCAAGTTCGACGTACTTCAACAGCTCACAGATGCGTCACTGATTCTCGGTTTCAGGATTGAGAAGATTCTTCCTGCCGAAGTGTCGGAGGGCGTATGATTGTAGGCATTGACCTCGATGATGTATTGGCGGATTTTATTACCGCATACACCTACCTCGCTCATGTGCGTTATGGGGAACCCGCGCTTGGCACATTGCCTGTCGACTGGGAATGGTCGAACTTCGGATTGACCAAAGAAGAACAGGCGAAGGTGTGGGACGACATCAAGGTAACTCCGCATTTCTGGGAGTGTTTGAGACTAGAGGATGGTGCAACAGGTGAAATGCTGCGTGCGCTCGACAAGAGACACACACTCTATTACCCGACCGCCCGCGTAGACACTGTCGGCCTGACAGCAGCAAAGCAGTCAGCTAACTTTCTTGACCGCAACTTCGGCATTCCGCATCCGACGGTCATTGTGGGCTATGAGAAAGGCTCGCTGGCGGCGGCGCTGAAATACGACTACTTCATTGACGACCGTCCTAAGAACTGTCTTGACATCCAAAAGGCTGTGCCTGCCTGTAAGGTCTACCTCAAGGATTCGAGTCACAACCTCGCGTTCGATGCAGATGCGAACGGACTGACGCGAGTCAAGGACTTCGATACGTTCGCAAAAATTATTCTGAATGAGGAGGGGAAGTGAACGTTATTGCTCGCTCCGAAGCTAGACAACAAGGATTGCGGCATTATTTCACAGGCAAACCTTGCTCGAAAGGGCATATTGCGAACAGGTTTGTAACAAACGCAATGTGCCAAGCGTGCCTAAACGCAATCAACCGTGCAAAGTATGCAAAAGACCCAGAGGCGGCACGAGAAAGATCACGTAACTTGGGAAGAAAGTCACTACCACAGCCCACGCGCCCTTGTCCTGAAAGTTGTGAACTTTGCGGCAGGTTGCCGGGTAAAACTTCTCTGCATCTAGATCATGACCATAAAACCGGCAGGTTCAGAGGATGGTTATGCAGTTCTTGCAATACCAGCCTTGGGAAGTTTGGAGATGATCTTGCTGGTGTACAACAGGCCGCGTTGTATTTGCGAAAGAATGTTAACGATCTTCTGTTGCCAACAGACGCAGCGGAGCGCAAAAAGATTCCAATAGCCACAGGGGTTCTTGATTATTTCCCTCAGGCACTGATTGAGATTGCAAAGGTATCCTATGCGGGCAACCAGCAGCACAATCCCGGCGAGAAACTTCATTGGTCGCGTGGTAAATCACAAGACCACGAAGATACCCTACAAAGACATTTTTCAGAACGCGGTAAGATAGACACAGACGGCCTGCGACACTCCGCAAAAATGGTGTGGCGTGCACTAGCTATTCTCCAGATGGAATTGGAAGCCGAGGGCGCACCGATGGCCCGAGGCGCTTCAGAGAAGTAACGCAAGCGTCCGCGGCGGGCCATTGTCCCGTTCATCCGCTTCAAGGCCGTGTCAGGCGGAAACACACGGCATCGAAGGAGTTTTATGCCAAAGCCTCAGGGAAATTTCCCCCTCGGTAAGAGTGAAGAAAAGATAAACGTCGCGGTCCAACGGCCTAACGTCAACACCAAGGAAGCAGAGAACGTAGGCGAGCAAGCAGCCGCCGCAGCGAGCAAAGCCGCCCCGCCAGTGACATTCAGCAAGCACGGCACGTTTCCCGGCGGCACATCACACACGGTGATGGATTTATTCGGAAAGGACTAGTATGTGCGACGAAGTAAAAATCAGCGGTAGAACGTATAAGGCGGGCGCGGACGATTACACGACGCCGCCTGAGGCATCGAAAGACAAGCAAGGCAGTAAGGTGGAGCAGGACAAGCCCGACTTCACCAAGGAACATCAGACTATTATATCCCGTACAACCGGGAAACCGTGCGAGATTTCATTCGGCCCA